AATGGTAGAGATGTTTGATGATTACCTGAAGAATGAAGATTTAGGTAAAATATTATTAAGAACTGGTTACAATAATGGAGCAGAACATGTGCTTCATTTTGCTGGTTTCAAAAGTGGACTTGTTCATAGTCTCGCCAATGGAAATGATATGCCTGCGCAGCTCGAAGCATTGTTTATGGCTAACGGTTATTTGTTAGCTCGTAACGGCTGGCTGAACCAGCGCGCTAATGCTGTCGGTCTGCATAATGCTAGAAATATTCTACAGGCTGCTAAGCAGGGTGGTGTTGAGGAGCAGAAACCTTCTCCGTTCGCTGGAGTTGCAGATATTCTCAGTGCTGAGATGCTTAACAATCTTCAAGTTGATGCTACTGTGCGCCTACAAAAAACCCAGGACTTTTATGCCGGGAAAAATATTGTAGATGTTTAATCGTCCTTGCTTATTGTAGGGTTTAGAAGTATCCTTATTAATATCAGTTATGAACCACCAAGCCATCATTGAACAACTCAGCGTTTTGGCTCCTAAACTTAAGGCAGCAGAGTCCCCTGAAGCTGTTTTGGTTAAGTACGCTAGCGACCGTAATTTATCACCTGCCCAATTAGAAAGAATTGGACAGGTATATAATATTGCTAAGACCTTGAATTTCATGGATAAATCCGCCAATCGTGGCGATTCATTCCGTGTTCTTGACACACAGAAAATGATGTCAGACTTTACTTCTTTTAAACCTAAACAGGAAAAAGAAGCTACCAATAATACTGACTGGAATAGTTGGTTTGACGCTCCTTTATCTAAAGCAGCCTCCAGTTCAAATCCTGATGACATTAATTCTTGGATCGATTCTACTGAGAAGAGCGCCAAGATTGTTGAGGAAGATGGTAAATATACTGTTTATAGTGAAGATGGCGAAAAGAGACTCTCTAAACCAGGCACTAAAGAAGAAGCAGTTAAGCGTCTGCGTCAGGTCGAGTATTTCAAGAAGCACAAGAAGGCAAATACCGTGCCTAATCTTTTAGCTATGGCTAATGATTCAGAATATGCTTCCGCAGTAACTTCTGAAATTGCTTCATTACCTAAGACAGCTGCAGAACAAATTAAAAATGAACTGCGCGAAGAATCTGCATTCAGATTTGAGATGGAAACATCCAAACAAATCATGGATGACTCTGCTGAAGAAGCACGTAAGATCGCCAGTGAACTTCTGGAAATGCATCGTGTTAATCCTCTGCCATTTGCAGCAATGGAGCATGACGCTTACTATTGTTCAGAAGATACGGCAGGTACTAAGGCTGCTACAGAATTTGTGGCTAACTTCTTCAAGTCTAAAGGCTGGGAATTAGAAAGACATGATTTTTCCAAGGGTATGCCTAAGCTTGCCCGAGATCGTCATAATATCCTGCCTCTCTTTAATTCCTTACTGGACCAACTTGAGTTACATAAATCCGCTTCCGTATACGTGGAGGAACTTGAAAAAAAGTCTGCAGCTACGGAGACTGAACGTCGCCGTAGAAATCAAGTAGATACGGATGTTGATTTTCCTGAATCAGGAAGAGGTCGTCGCAGAGATCAAGAAAGTGATGTTGACTTTCCTGAATCAAGTTCAGGTCGTAGACCTTCTATCGTAGATTTAATTTCAGGCAGTAAAAACAAAGAACAGGACAAAAGCACCGCAAATGTTGATTTAAACTCAGCTAGAGAAATTACTAAAGGGTTGGTTGGTATGTATGATCCTACAACATACACTAATAAACAGACCCAAGATTTCATCAGTAGTGTTTTAAAGACACCTGAATTGTCTGGCAAAAATAAGAGACAGAAGGAAGTAGATATTGCTGCTGACGATGTGGGTCGCGTTACGGAGCTTCAACGTCTTTTGCTGACTGACCCTATTATTGGAGAAGCTGATCCTGATACTGTTGTAAGTCTGTACAATACTTTAGCTAAAGCTAATCCTGAAATTGTTAAGGATAAAAACCTGCTTAGATTTGCTTTACGTGAAGCATTACAATATGATGCCGTGCCGTTACATACTTATAAGGATTTAATCTCTATGGGTAAAGATCGTGCAGACATGCAGGAAAAAATGCAGAAATTAGAAGACCGCAAATATTCAATTTAATATGGAAATTAGATCCACTATTCGTTTAACTAATAACCTGTATCAGGCAGAGATCTCATTAGGCGAGAATGGTTTAACGCCTGTAGAGAACGAAGCGCTGACTCGATTTGGACAGCCGTCTATTGAATGCGGCGGTGCGTTCGGCACGACAGGTACTACTGGTGCAACTGGTACAAATACTTATTTTACCTTACCTGCTAATGCCAAGCTGTTCCCGGCTAACTTTCCTATAAAAGAAAGTTTCAGTCTTTTGGATTTTCCAGTCGGCACTACTGCTCCTCCTAATGCCGCTCAGCGAGCTGATCTTTGGAGAGATACAATCGTTTCTAGAATTACTACTGGTGTACAAGAAAAAAGAGCTGAATCTGCTTCTTCAGATATCGGTACCATCGTACAAAATATTGACACCACTCCCGTTTAATATTATATGCAAGATATAGCAGAAAAATTAAAATCATTTGCCGGGCAGGCAGGTGAGGGTCTTAATAAAGGACTGGATGTTTTGAAAGACAAAGCATCGCAAGCTGGTGACTATCTTCAAGCCAACCCTACTCTTGCTGCTATGCTTCTCGCTGGTGGTGGCTCTGGTTTGCTTGGCGGTTATTTAACGTCACAGCAATCTGAAGAAGAAGGAGAAAGTAAGGCTTCTCGCCGTGGAAGAATTTTAAGAAACGCTTTATTAGCTGCTGCTGCAGGCGCTGGTACGGTAGGTTTAGGTGCTGCTGGATACAAAAGATTAGCTGAGGCAACTCCCGCAGGTAGCCTAAATCCTGTTCAAGAGAAACTAACCAGTCCTTTTGCTAGAGGCGCTGGCGCTGCTGGTGTAGGTGCATTAGGTTATCTAAAAGGCTTAGGTTTGGATGAAGAGGATTTAGCTCAAAAAGCGAGATCTTTTTTACGTCCCGCTGATCAGCTAGCTGCTAAAGGTATGAAACCTTCAGAAATTATTTCCTTTGCTGAGTCCAAGGGATTCTCGGCCAGACCTAGCGGCTTTATAAATCCAGCAATTAACAGATCTCCTTTATTAGATAAAGCCTTAAAATTATTGGTAGGTACATCTCGCGGCGGACAACTTGCTCGCGGCGGTGCTGCCGTTGGTTTATTGCTGCCAGAAATAATTGGCGGGGCTAAAGATTTAGTGCTTCAAAACGATTAATATTTTATGGATAAGATTCATTACCAAACGGACCAAGAAGATTTGCTGCGTCTTTGTGACGGTCAGATGTTCACGCTGTATGATGACAATATTAAATCAGCTGCATCAGATACATACACCAAGGAAATGCTTCGTGAATATGCTCCTGATAAAGATCACTTCATGCTGCATGTTGTAGCCATGGGTGATCAGGAGACTTATGGTCCGAATAAAAATGGTGATGGATTTCCTAAAGAAGCTTTAGAAAAATATCATCCTACATTTATTAGCGATGGTTGTTTCTTCCGGGAACATAGAAATCGTTGTCAGCAGACACAGGGTATCGGCTCCATTAAAGCATCTGCATATAATCCTAAAATGCGTCGTGTGGAATTAATTGTCCACGGTAATAAGGAAAAGGCAGCTAAGGAATATGAAATGGCTAAGTCTGGTAAGGCTTTATCATTCAGTATGTCCTGCAGAGTTCCTTACGATATTTGCAACTGCTGCGAAAAGAAAGCCTCTTCCCCGGCTAATTACTGCGATCATTTAAAGCATAACATGCTGCAGTATATGCCTGAGTTTAAGAAGTACGCTTTTGCTATTAATGATAAACCTAAATTCTTTGATATTTCTGCTGTTGAAAAACCTGCAGACAGAATTGCTCATTATTTAGACTATGCATTTCCTGCTGGTGAAAAATCTGCATCATTTAATGGTGTAATTACAGGCTCTCAATGGGCAGCATTCGAAGGAGTTAAACTTCCCGGTAATGAGCCTACATGGGAACCTAATCAATATTCACTGCTTGAAAAATTAGCTGCAGCTGAAGATTATGTGTCTCATATTCTGACTACTAAGTCTGCGTCTAAAGATCAGAAAGCAGCTTTCGTTCGTGATGTGGTTACTAACGCCTTCGGCGCAGAACTGGAAGAAAAAGAGATTGAGAAACTTAGAACTTTACAGGTCGGTACTATGTGCCGGGAACTTGCGAAGCGTGCTAGTATTCTGCCATTCAATTCTTTCATAGCATACGCTACTGGTAGGACTTTACAGGAAACTAAAGATGATCCTATCACTAAGCGTGCATGCTCTATGCTTCCTGATATTTTCAAGAAGCTCATGACTTCTAATTGCGGCTGTGAATTAGGTAATATGTTTGACAGTGGCTCAGAATATTCTTGTGGTGCTGACGCTGCAAATGATGATGAAGTTCAGAAGTTGATGGATATGGCTGAACAGAAGTTCTCCATAAAGACTGAGCCTGTTAAGAATCGTGTAATGACGATTATGATCATTAAAGGTGCCAGTGAAAAAGTTCTTAATCGTTCTAATATCCAATTAACAGAAAACTTTGAGAATCGCGCATTAGCTCTTGCAGAAACTTATGGACTGTATAAACTTAGCGCATTACAAGATATAATGAATTTTCATGGCGATGAAATCGATGAAGCACAATATTTGCTTACCGTAGGACAAAACCTTGAAATATAATTGACATCTTTAACTTCATAACAGATATTTAACCAATTCCTCAAATGGACACGACAAAACCACTCCAGTTCGCCAGCGTACTCGACCGCATCAAGTCTTTCCAACAAAGTAAGCTTGCTGCTGATACTTCTTCTGTGAAAGATCCCGCAGATAAAGGTACTGTTGGAATCCCCCGCGATCCAGAAAATACCCCAGCCAAAGAAAACATGCCTGAAGATCAGGACAACATGGGTTCTAACGAAGGTACCAAGCTTGAAGATAGCCAGCTTCATCCTGTATCCACTGGCAAGAATGTTCCTTCTGCCGCCAATGGTAACGCTAAGGAAAATGTTTCTTCTTCCACCGATTCCCTTAGCAAGATCGCTAAGCGTGTTGCTTCAGTCACCAGCAAGCTTAAGAGCGCTGGTATGCTGAACGCAAAAGATGAAGACGAGTGCAAAGCCGAAAAGCCTAAGATGGACAAAATCGAAGGTGAGCCTGAATCAGCTGAAAACACTGATAAGGGTAATAAGACTAAGCCTCCTTTTGGTAATGTTAAAGGTAAGGATGAAAAGACCGAAAAAGAAGCTGCTAATGATTCAGTTGCTTCCGACCTTTCGCCTGAAGCTCTTATGAAGCTTGCTTCTACCATCATTGCTACAGAAGGCGGTCTCGCCGCTGTCGAGCCTGTGCTTATGAAGGCCGCTGGCGTTGAAGCAGCTAGACAAATTATGGCGCAGGCCGTAGACTCTTATAGTAACTTCGTTCAGCAGCAGGCTGCTTATGAAGAATATGCAAAACAAGCTTCTGCTGCCCAGCACCAGGAAAACGCTGCTTTTGAAGAGTTCTTCAAATCTGCTTCCGAACAAGACCAGCAGCAGATTGTGAAATTCGCTGCAGTGCATGGTGAAGCTCTTGGTAATATCGAAAACGATATGCTTAAGCAGGCTTATATGCAAGGAGCGCAAGATGCCGCTGCTATGGAAGACGCTGGTGGTGCGCTTCCCGGAGCAGAAGGTCCTGCCTCTATCGAGCAGATCGCTCAGTTACTTGAAGCTATGGTTGCTTCTGGCGAAATCGATGAAGAAACCGCTATGGGTATTCTTCAGGAACTTGCATCTGCTGACGCTGGCGCTGCTGGCGAAGCCGAGGCTGGTGAAGCTGCCGCCGAAGGTGCTGAAGACGAAATGGCTAGCGAAGAGTTCAAACAAGCTTCCGAACTTTGCGCTGAATTAATTTCTAAAGTCCAGAAGTAATATAATGCAATCCAAATCCAACATCGTTTCTAAAGTAGACTCCGAGATTCTAGACATTTGTTTAGAGGCTCTGGAGGAAGTGAAAGCTGCCTACGTCGAAGCGCAACAACAGCAGAACCGCATTGTTGAGTTGGAGAAGGTTGCTGCTGAAGCCAATACTACTAAGATTGATGCGGCTCTGGTCGACCAGACTATCCGCAATCTTGTAGCTAGTTCATTTTTAGAAGCCGGGCATTCGGAGAAACTTGCATCAGAGATCAAGAAAGATCCTGCAGTTGCTCTTCGTTTAGTCCAGCGCTTCATAGAAATTTCCACTCCCCCCTTCTCTGAAGGTCAGGGAGTTGAGAAAACCGCATCCGAAGATACTAATCTTGGCGATCCTGATGGGTGGTCAAGAATTTTATCTAAAGGCGCATAAACCCCCCAACCCCAACTAACAAGGAGACACTACAATGCCTAGATCAGGTCTTGTCAATACTCGTACCAAACCGAGAGTCACAGTTCTTCGCGGCTTCGATCCGAACGCCCCGATGACTCTGACGCAGTCGCTCCCTGTCAAGTCAGGACAAACCATCCTGTCGGGCCAACTCGTTTCCTCATCATGGGATTCCTCTGTGAATCAACATGTGTGGAGCCTTGGCCCTGGCACTAACGCCACGCCCCATATTGCTCTGCAAGATGGTGCTGATCAGGACGTGTCCGAAGCTGGCAAACTCACCGGGCTCTCATGCGCCGGTCAGTTCGAAATCCAAACCGCCTACTATACTGGCTCCAACATTGCAGTTGGTGCTTTAGTGGTTCCTTCTTCAACAACCGGCTCGATTGCTCCTACGTCCGCTACCGGACAAATCATTCTGGGTATGGTCACCCGCGCACCTTCTGGCGAAGGTATGACACCTAATCCAGTTCCTGGATTTGGCGTTGGCGCTCAGTATGCTCCTATCACCATTTCTCCGTCTTACACGGGCGGCGTTACTGGCGGTGCTACTGGCCCTGGTGCGGTTTTCTATCCCGGCATCGATTCAAGCTCGACCCCTCCTGCTCTTGTCATTACTTTCGCTACCGCGTATAATGGCACGAAGACAGTTGCGTAACCTCAACTAATATAAGGAGATATAATATATGTCGCAAGAAGCCAATTTAGAATCAACCGAAGTTCTTAGCAAGAAACTCCTCGACGCGATTTCTCGCGCTGATGACGGCCTGCTCAAGAACGCCTCGGACGCTGGTACCCAGATGATTCGCCGTAGGTTGCGTGAAAACGGTTTCAGCCGTTTGATCCTCCCCTACAAGCAAGTCTCTGACGCTGACCTCAATTACCTTCCTGACACCGAATTACCGGTGATCGTGGAAGAAATGGAGCCAGAGTCACCTGGAGCCAAAGCGATCCCGTTCAATGACACAGCTGATACTGCGTTCTATCGCGGTGACAAGTTTGTGGTGTTTTTCTGCAAAATCACCACTCCCGAGTTCACCAAGAACGTCGACGAGCTGCGCACATACAAGAACGACCTTCGTCAAGTGATCACCGACAACGCTCTGAAGGATATTCAGACCGAAGAAGATGGTCGCTTCATCAAGGAAGTTGACCGTATCTGCGCTGCTGGTGAAGCTGGCGTTGACCAGGATGTAACCATCAACTCATTGATCACGCGTTCTTCATACGCAGAAGCTCTTAGCTTCCTCGAGGATCGTAACCTTAACAACGGTGTGTTCCTCATGAACCGCCGTACCGCTAAGGACATCCTGCGTCTTGATCGTACCGCGATCGGTGGTGACCTCGCAGAAACTCTGTTCAAGAGTGGTCTTAGTGGACTTCAGTCCGCAGAGATCATGGGCGTTCGTCACATCTTCACCATGAAGCGCGATCTCGTTGCTGATGGTGTGGTGTACCAGTTCGCTGAACCGAATTTCCTTGGTCGTGCTTACGTCCTCCAGGACGTCACCATGTACGTAGAGAAGAAGAAGGACATCCTTCGCTTCTCCGCACAGGAGAAGATCGGTATCACGTTTGCTAACGTGGCTGGTCTGAACAAGGTGACCTTCAATGGCGCTCGTATCTCAGCCGTCTAATATCGGTTAGATCAACTGTACTGGGCCGCAGGGGTAAAATCCTGCGGCCCTTTTACTTTACTAATGACAAGAGTTAAATTAGAGTATAAATTACTAATATGAGCAAACATCTTGCTACCCACCCGGATTTTATCAAAGCATTTGTATCTGAATGTTTTTCTAGAGGATTTAATGAAAAACAAGCTTCAGAACTTTTAGAATCTTATGCTAAAGCCGAATTTTATCGTACAGATAAAGATTTCAAAGAAGGCGTAGACTCGTTTTTTAAAGAAGCCAATACTGTACCCAAGGCCACTTTGAATTTAATTAAAGCGTTAGCTTCTTCCGCAAAAGGTAAGCCTGGAATTTCAACGCCAATACTTTCAGGAGCAGCTGCAGGCGCTCTTGCTCCTGAAGGCGTGCTACCAGATGATTTCCAAGGCGGTGCGCTTTCTGGTGCTGCACTCGGCGCATTGCTTGGTGCTGTGGGTACTAGAGGTAAAGGTTTAGGTGCATCTTTGAGTAGACTCGGTAAATCTGTTTCCAAAGGTGGTGTTGGGCGTACTGCTTTAGGCGAAGCTGGACGTTTAGTTACTAATAAATCTATCCTTAAAGGTACGGGTAGAGGTATTCTTGGCGGACTCTCAGCTGCTGGCGTTTCTCAAGCTATGGACCAAGGTTTAGGCAGTCTCCTTCCCGGAAGAAAACCTAGCATTAATCCTAACACTGGTATGCCTTGGTATATGAGGGATGGCGCGGCTGCAACACAGTCAACTAATACTGCAGTGGCAGATCCTTTTGAATTACCGCCTGAAATAATGGCACGGCTTAGTGCCGGAAGTGGCGGAGGACAAGCTGGTGCAAATATGACAGGACCTCTCGGAGACCTGGCAAATAAAAAGAACCAGTTGCTGACATTAGAAGGTCAAATTTCCACATTACAAAATTCACTTCCTTCCGGGGCAACTCCAAGTTCTTATGCGCAAAGACAATCAATTCAGAATCAGATAGATAATCTGAAAATGCAGAGAAATTCATTGGTGGGAAATATTGGTTCTTTAGAAAGACAAATTAATACTGATAAATCCAACATGTTTAATTCTGCTATTGAAGCACAGCGCTTGGCGGAGAGAGGGCTTTCATCTACAAGAAATGAATTTGATACGCTTAGACGTAGACAGCAACTGGCAGCAGAAGGCGGTTTCCTCGGCGGTGCCATGGGACTATACAACCGCATGACCGGGTTAGATCGTCAGCTTGCTGAATTAGATCCTGCCTATGCTGGTTATGAAAATGAAATCGAGCAAGCTAGAAAATTACAGGAATTAGCAAGATAATATTATGGCATGTATCACATCAGAAGATGTTAGAATGTATATCTTTGATAGAAGTATCGAAGATAACGATCTGCTTTTAGACTTAAACTTTAGCGAGGAAGAAATCGCTAACTGTATGGTCAGAGCAGCTCGGGAATATGCTAGTATTCCTCCATATACAAGCACAGTGTCTCCTGCTTGTTTACCTGCTGATACCAATATGTTTCTGGATGCAATCGTCGCGCAGTTATACATGAGTGAGATGAATAAATTGATGCGCAATGACATTGATTATACATCTGGAAATGTCACTACAAATTTAGTGGCAAAAAGGATTAAACATTTAGCCGACTTAGTTAAATTCTATCAGGAGCGATTTAAGCTTGCAGCTAAGGAATGGAAAATTAGTGAAAACGTCAGTGCAGGTTTCTTTCATTATTAATGAGCAATCCATTTTTAAATGTTCATATTCAGCCTTCGTATGCGCGGGATCAGGCTGTAATTAACTGGACTGTCCGTCCTGGATATGCCGGTGCGGAATACTATGTATTCAAATCATACAATAAAGGCGTAGCGCCTTGGAAGTTGGTAAATGAGGAGCCTGTTTATAATAATATGCTCCAAGATCAAAATCTTTTTGTAGATGGCGATCCTTACTACAGAGTGTTGATGGTTTGGAATGGGCAGGAGTTTGATAGTCCCATTGTAGGCACATTTGATAAATTATCTAAAGCTCAATATGGCGGTGTAAGCCGCATGATGCAGCTTGAATATCTGCGTATGAGTACTGGTAACGGTATTCAGGTTTTGCATTATATCCCATTAATTGATGGTGAATATGTGGAAGGCGTAGATCCTGATACACAGCAGATGTATAGCGTCCCATGTAAAGATGATTATACAGACAATTTAGGAGAGATGTTCAAAGGTGGTTTCGCTAGCCCGGTTTATACATGGATTGAAATATCCAGGTTTGGAGATGACGTAAGAACAGAAAGTGAAGATGGTACCGGTGTTAATAACAAACTAATTCATCAAGGTAGGCTTCTAGCATTTCCAAGACCTAAACCAAATCATTTAATTATACATCCTCCTACAGACAATAGATATGTAGTGACAGAAAAAGTGCAGGGTAATTTTTTTAGAGGCGTATTCCCTATATCTTATGATGTAGGCCTTCAATTACTGAGAAAATCTGATCCAAGATATAAGGTTGCTGTACCTTCTCCTCTTCCAACTCCTTTATGGGCTAAATATGAATAAAGAAGATTACGTTCAATTATTTAATTGTATGAGCGAACCATTGAATGGTTCTAATTTACGTACAATATTTTTGTTAATGACTAGGGCTCATTATTCTGATTCAAAGAATTTTGGGTATTTAGAAGAGCAATTAAAATGCGCGGTATGGAATTCAGATCATTCTAAATCAGCATTAGAAATCGATCCTTCCTACCAATATGATATTAACAGAGATAACCGTAAACCGGGTATTTATGTTGGTGTAGATCAGCCTTGTCAGTTTAGTAAAGTTGACCTTGCAGCGAGGCAAGGTAATATCCCGGATAATAGCGGTTTCTTCTCAGGACAATTATTGCGCACAGCCGTAAGTTTCATTCATGTATTTGAAAGCGCAGATCAAGCTTTATTAGCGGCGGACTGCACTGCTTCATTCTTTGTTGGTATTAAGGAATCGCTACGCAATAAATTAAATCTTAGTTCTTTTGAACCTATTTCTATTTCTCCTCCAGCCCTCATAGAAAAAGCGCCAGAAAGATTCTTTAGAGTTGACGTGATCTTCGGAATATCGTTTAATTATAGCGTGTTAGTGAATATAGAAAGTCACCGACTTAAAAAATTCGCTATTGAATTCGCGCCACAAGCGAGTTAAACTTGCAAAGAATCATTTTCCCATTAAAGTATAGTAACTTCACACCTTAGAAGAATATGCCTATCCCCAATTACGTTCGCCCGCAACTCACTATTGAGCAAATTCTGCAGCGTACCCCCGATGCTACCACGGATCGTATTTCCGCTGTTGTTATTGGTCGCGAATATTTAATCAATCGTGTAGGCGTTACTTCAAATGTTTACAGCGTTAGTTTCAGCGCTACTGGTTATTCTGGTACTGGTGCTACTTCTGGTATTCCTTTCAAAGTCTACGATGCGGCTTCTAGCAGCTATCAGCCTTTAGACACTTCAGTGTACAGCGTCACTGCTGGTAATACTGATCTGTATATTCAGAATGGCGAAGGTATCCATTTGGATCTGAACCAAGCTGCTATGGATGGTGGTTCTCCTGGCGTGTGGAGAGTCAAGAGCGCGGAAAGCCCTAACGCACTTGTATTCTATTCTGCTACTGATAAAAAGTTAGTGTCTTCTTCTACTGCAGAACTTTATTCAGAACTTGATGGTCGCTCATTAGCTGTGGGTGATATTTTCTATGTTTCCGAAGGTGTTACTGCCACTCCTCGCCGTCGTACTGTAACCGCAGTAACAGCAAATGAAGTTACTCTCAGCGGTCCTATTGTAGGTTCTACTGCAGCAACTCCAGTAACGGCAACTTTGGGCGCTACCGCATCTAACGCAACAGCTTTAACATTAGGTTCAACTGCCGGACTGACCGCAGGTCAGCCTGTTATCAGTCTTTCCGGGACTGCCTCGTTCTTCTCAGCAGGTACTTACATCTCAGCAGTTGGTTCTACTGGCGTAACGCTCAGCGCAGGTGTGACTGCTGTTAACGGGTCTACTATCAGCTTCTCAAATCTTCTGTACTCGCTTCAGTCAACTATCATAGTTAATAAAAATTTAGCTACCGATCAGTTCACTGTTGATGTTACGAATACACAAGTTACTACTGATGCTAATCCTACAGTTGACATTGCAGAATTTGATACAGGTTCTGAAGCTCGTACGCTTAAGGACGGTCGCGGCAACCTTCTGGTTTCATACAGAGCTCTGCGCGCTCCTACATCTACCGAATCTTTAATCGAGATCTCCACTGTCTCCGATATCACGGATAAGCTGGGTACGATTGACATGGAGAATGAAATCGCCTTCGGCGCTAATGAGGCTTTCTCAGGTTCTCAAGGTAAAGTAATCTATGCTCTGCGCGTTGCGGATGACACGACTACAGCATATACAACAGCTCTCAAGAAAATTGAGGCTACGGATATGGTGTATGCGCTGACTCCTATGACTGATAAGCTGACTGTGCAGCAGATCGTTACTACGCACTGTGAAGCTATGTCTCGGAAGGATGTCAAAAACTTCCGTAGATGTTACGTCGGTACCGACTCCCCCGGAGAATACGCTGCGCTGGCTAGATATGATGGTTCTCCTATTCAAGTTGCAATTACAGTAAGTCCTTCATCTGCTCCAGTCCTTGACGTGGTTACTGCAGGTGTAAATCTTGAAACTGTAGGCCTTGTTCAAGGTGACATCGTAAAAATGATCGACTCTCTTGGTAACTACACCGGAGCCGAGTATATAATTTCTAACGTCACTGACGCTAATACCGCTTACCTTACCACTGGTCCTGCTTCTAGCCAGACCCAGGTGTTTGCTGAGTTCTGGAAAGCTGATACTCCTGAAAGCCAAGCTGCTTATGTTGCTGATGTTTCAGCCGCATTGGGTAGTCGCCGGGCAGTGAACATATGGGTTGAAAACGGCACGCGCCTTATCGACGGTGTTCGCACTGTGATCCCAAATAAGTATGTTGCTGCTGAAGTCGCTGGTCTCCGTTCTGCTGTGATTCCTTGGCAGGGTCTGACTCTTACCGAGATCAACTCTATCACAGACGCTCCTGCTATGTATACCCGCTACACAAATACACTGCTCAACACAGTGGCTGCAGCTGGTACATTCATTGTCACCCAGGAAGCTGAAAGCGGCGGTGTATTCATCAGACACCAGCTTACTACGCAATCAGATGCAGGTAGCCTGGCTTACGAAGATAGCATCGGTGTTTCACTTGATGCAATCTCCTTCCAAATCAAAGATGCCTTGAATGTCTTTGTGGGTCGCAAGAATGTGACTCGCCAGACACTCGAAGAAATCTACGATACAGTTTGGACAATCTTAAATGGCGCGACCACCTCAGCAGCTATTGCTGATTACGGTCCGCAGCTTAATGGATTCACCAACAAGGCTGGCGAGAGAAACAAAGTGGATGTTACCGTTCACCCAACTCTTAAAGATAGAGTTCAGGTTTACGCCAGACTCCTTATGCCTCTGCCTCTGAATACGCTTGAAGTGATTCTTGATGCTTCAGTAGACTTCGCACTTTAATCCTTACCCTTAATATAAATATATGGCCCAAGACTTTTTCGGTTATAACAGAACAGTAGGTTCAAGCAATCAGCTTTCTAGTTCTGAATTTGCAGCGCTTACAGTAGGTTCGCGTGTGATGCTCTGTCAGAGCGTCAACGCTTCTTACCAGCAGGAAGTACGTCCTATTTACGAGGTAGGTAATCCCTCCATCTTCTTCGTACCCGGACATGCATCTGGTGCAGTAGGTTTTTCTCGCTTAGCTGGTGAAGGTAGCTTCTTCTCTCAGCTTAGAGACAATAACTGCGGTCAGATTACTCCTGTTAGTATCAACTCATCTGGCAGCGCATGCTTCACTGGTAGCGGTACCCTCAATTTTGCTGGTGCTGTTATTCGTAGTGTGTCACTTACCATGACTACCGGCGCAATTGAAATCACCGAGCAGGCTGATTTGATTGTGGCTTCCATGAGCTAATACTTTCGGTAATTCTTGACATCTCTAACTTAAAACCTTAAATAGCGGTTATCGAAAGGTAGCCGCTATTTTTTTTATTATGATTACTCCAAAAGGCGATGCAATGTCCGCAGGTTCTAATCAGCCTGGATTAACTCGCATAGAAGCAGGTCGTGTTTACACGGGCATTATTAAAGAGACGCATCATGGCGATGGGCTTTACACAGTAGAAGTTGATGGAATTGGAACAAACATTACTTGTGTATGGGCTGCTGGCATATTCTCTCCTATTCTAGGAATTAGAACCAAGTACTATCCTACATTGGATACTAAAGTTGCAATGCTGGCTACAGGTCTAAATTCTGGATGGATCATTACTACTGCGCCTAGTGAGAAGTATGACTCAGCAGCAGGAGGTGCGCTTACCATGGCGGGTGTTCAGCTAGACGAAGAAAAGCTTGAGCCTTTCGAGCAGGAACTGAGCGGTATGGGATTAAGTGTAACTAATCCTAATGATTTGCTGGAAGGTGAATTTGCTATAGCCAATAATTTTGGTGTAGCTATTCAATTCCTTACTACGTTAATTAAAATGCAAGCTTCAGAGCGGGCAAAGATTGAAGCCTCGCTTATGGATGACATGGTGAGAATTGTTAGCGAAACATTTAAACACTACAGCTCATTTGGTGATTTCCAAATTTATAATGACGGTAGATTGAATGTAAGATTTGACGGGTCTAGTTATGAGTTTGAATCTTTTGGTAAAGAAAATAATACCGATCCTCTTGTTAATGCTAATAACAAACAGGTGGAATTCCAGAAAACATATAATGAAACTGGCAGATGGAGATTTAGTGAATACATTGGTTTCCTTGGTGATTTTATTCACACCTTTGTAACTGAACCTAATGCTACATTAGCTTCCATTGCTGAAGAAGCTACCCGTCCTGGAAAGGCTCGAATGCAGATGCATAGCGATGGTACAATCTTGATGCAGAGCGTAGCAGACATAACCATTGAGCGCGTATGTCGTGTTGTATCACCTACAGAGGTTAAAAGACAGGATGACCCAGAAGGTAATAAGAAAAATGAATTCGATAAGCTTAATAAAGAATATCTGAAGATTTGGAGCTACGGTAAAGACATGAGTAAAGCGCATTATGCATCTTACCAATTAAGGCAATATGCACGTTGGCTATCCTGCTTCCATTCCTTTGCCCGGTTTCATCAATTAGATAAAGACTGGAAGCTACCTAAAGAAACTGATTTTGAACATTCATGGACTAATCAGGAACAAGATGTAGAGCAGGCAAATGCAGGGCAAGACACCCTGTATGATGTGTATGCTACATTCAGAATTATGAGAGATGGATCCATATTAATTATGGATGGATTTAATTCTGCTATATCTATGGTGAGAGGTAATATTCAAATGTCGGCAGTAAGGCATATTGAATTAGATGCTGCCGGGGATATTAGAATTAATGCAGGGCAGAACCTGTACATTAAAGCACGACGTAATATTGAGATCTCTGCTATTGTAGGCGGTCTTACATTGAAGGCACGTACATGGTGGAAAGCCCTGTGTGAATGGGGAACAGTATGGATTAAATCTGACGCAATCGATCCTTCTTCTGGACAAAGTATTCCTACACCTGAAGATGCTACACAAGATCCTGAACCAGAAGTTCACGGTGCTGCTATATTCTTAGACGCTGCTAGAGGACAGACTTTAATTCAAAGTGAAAGGAGAGCTACTGTATCTGTCATTGGTAATCCTGATGATAATGATTCATTAACTGATACTACGGCTTCTGTTGTTATTCAGAGTAAGAATCAGGATGTTCGTTCTATTGCTGCAAGACATGCAGCTGTTAAATCAGAAGGACGCAGCCAAGGAAAGATTATTTTAGATTCCGCTAATGCTATTATTGTTACTGCATTTAGCTTCTTAATGAAGATTAAATTAATATTTGATATCAATAAGAAATTTACATTACGTAGTGATAATATTGTTAATGTGGAAGAAATCCGCAGTAAACGAGCGCATTCTGAACAGACAATTTCTGGACCTGAGAATAAAGGCGTTGATCATGAAAATGATAGGATTCCACACCACGGACACGGACATCATATTCTTAAATTTAATGGAGATGCAACACCTATTGAATTTGCAGACAACGAAGAAGTACAGCAATTAACTGACTATACTTCGGCAGATGTTAATGAAGTTAATCCTCATGAAGATGTAGGCGATCCTGCTAACGGACCTGATTGGGCGTATACCGCAGAAGATAAAACATTTAATAATCAGGGGTATGTAGAACAACCTTTAGAAGATGAAACATTCCAGCCTATGGCGCAGCAAAGATTAGCTGAAGATGGTACAGATAATCTTATTGATAAAGCATCTTATGAAGAATGGGATTGGGAAAATGATAATGCTCTTAAACCGGGTATAAGAACTGATACTTCTAGTCGCCCATTCCCCGGAGCAGCAGCCCAGGAAAAGAAATTTACAGCTGGACAACCATTGCATCAGCCTTTAGATGAAGAGTATTCGGCGCAGTCTCCTGACAATGCGCAAGATCCTTTAAACCAAGCAATCACTCGCAAGTTTATCAAATACAGTTAATATCATGAGCCAAGTAAATCCTGAAGATGTAAAAGCGTTCCTTTCTCAACAAGAGCAGAACACAGAAAATGTAGAGGTTACAACTGAGTCCCAGATACCAGGGCATGAGGTTATTAATCTTGACGAGGCGCGTAAACAGCAAGAGCAAGAACAGGCAGAGGTTAAAGCGCTGCACGATAAGGTGGAGGAAGATCGCAGCAAATTGTTTGAGCCAGATAAAGCTAGCCTAGCACATTTATCTTCTTGGGTATTTGCTGCTGGTAATCTTGAAGCAAAAGTTGATGCAGAAGACAAGGCGTTATACCTCAAATCTCTTTTAAACGATATTCCTCTAGCGCTTAATATAAAATTAGAAATGGGTATTAATTTTGTAATTAGAGCTACTACTAATTACGATCTCGATGTTATTTTTAAATGTCTTGAAAAATATAGCGAGGAAAGTAAAATTCCTGGTCCTGCTCAATATGCAAGTCTGGTGCAGAAATGCGCAGCTGCAATTCAGATTATTAAATTTGGAGATCAGCCATTAAATCCTCCTACGTTTACGTACGGTCAAAATAGCGTTGAAAAAGATGCGGAAATTTTAAGAGAACGTATTGAAACTGTCCTTGGTAAATGGGCGTGGCCTAAATGGAATACTGCTATAACTGCACTTAGAATTTTTGAAGCTAAACTTGCTCTTTGCAATGAGAATGCGCGTCAGGCAAATTTTTGGCAGACCGCAGATGCCAATTAATGCTGGTAGCCTATCTGCGGGGGCTGTTAAAACCTGATTATCCACAGGGCGTTCGGTCCGTAATCAGAGAGAACTTTATTTTGCAGGCTCTTTCTAGAGAGCTGGATGCAAAAGAAATGCTCGCGCGCGTAGAGCATGAGGGAACCTTTATTGCTTTAATAACGCATGACAATGCTAACAAGCTATTGAAACACCAAGATAAAATGTTATCTTTGGCTTTCAATAACTTCAGACACAAGGCAGAAAAACACAGCAATAAATCAATTAACATGGAAGCTATTGATAAACTATTATCTACTTATGCTGCGCTTAAGAAACAAGGCATGGTAGGTCTTAACCCCGCAACCGCTGACAATGTCAATTAATCCATCCTTTTTTGCTAACACTAGTGGTTTAGGTCCTCAGACAGGAGGATTTAGTCCTACGCCTGCTGATGCTATTTCTTCTGCTTTTAGGCAGGCTTCAAGCAATGGATTATTAGAATATTCTTTATATAGTTCGCCGCGTGTAAGAGCATTATCCGGGATACTGGCTACTGGTCTGGCAGGTGATCCTGCTCAAGCTGCAAGACTTTCAGGTCAAAGTCAGCTATTAAAAGATGTATCTGCTTTAGCTGTAGCTGCAGGTCTAGTTCCCGGAGGTAGCCCCATGCAGCTGGCTTCTAGCGTGCAGCAAATGGTAGGTACGCAGGGTTTCAATGTAGGTGGAAACTTTGGGAGAAATAGTCCTGTGTTTGGTGGCGGCGTTATTACTGACATGATGTCTCGAAGTGTTTTTGATGCTGTCAAAAATAACTTTTATGACAAAATAACGGACTTACCGAAAAGAGCAGCACATGGTTTGAACATGACTCAAATGTCAGAAGCCATGAATCAGTTAACCGCTAGAGGCGCTTTTCGTGGTATAGACATTGGTGAGCTTAACATGGATAAGAATGGCAAAGTCGATTTTAAGCTCGATAAGCAAAAAATGGAAAGGGTTAATAAAATATTCACTGATTATGCTGGGATGCTTAAAGATGCCAGAAAAATTTTTGGAGACCTACCTATAGCTGATTTAACACAAAATGCGGAGCGGTTAATCGGTACTTCTTTAAGAGAGTCAGGTAGTATAAGCGCTATGAGAAATCGTATGGCTAACATACAGGCTACATCTGCTGCTTTCGGTTTAAATCCAGCAGCTGTTGCAAACAGGATGATGGACATGACTGATTCTTTACAGATGGCTATGTATGCTAATGCTATGAAAGATCCTCGCATGTCTAGAGATCCGCATATGCAGGCAATTACTGCTACGGCATTTGGACGTAATGCTGCGGATATTTCGCATGCCGCTATAACAGGAGGTTTAGAAGCGGCGCATACTTCGACTGTAACATCCAATCTCTATGCTGAGAAAGGTGTATACATACCTACTATGAGTAGCGAAGATGCCGCTCAAGTTTTGGCCGGAACTATGCAGCAGATGCAGACAGGTCGAGACGAGCATGTGATTGGTAATGTTCTCGCAACAAGACACATGCTTTCTACTGGTAAAATAAAAGATCCTGTGCTCGCAGCTAAATTAAAGGATTTAATGAATAAAACAATGTCGGCGGGCAGTGTTCAACAATCTGCTGAATTAAATCAGCAGATTGCGACTACATTAGCCGCAAATGGCATCAACATAGATAATTATAAAATGGGGCGTACAGATGCTGAAATGCGGCGTGAGTTAGATCCAGCTAGCAGCAAAGCCCAGTCATACGCGGAAGAAGTAGGTGCGCGACGACGTCTTGTAGAGGAAGGCACGATAGAAATGCATGAAAGAGGAGATGATTTTGGTTTATTTAATCCTGAAACTGGAGAAAAGAACAGAGAGCTATTCTCAGATTTCATGAGCGGAGTAAATAAAAAATCGCTAGATTCTCTTCTTGGTGCTGTGGGGGCTAATGGCGAGATTAATCAAGATCAATTAAATAAGGTATATGAAAGTACACCTATGTTGGCGCAGGCTATGCCTATGGCTAAGTTTAAAGAAATGATTTCTTCTTTCGCAAAAGACCCGGCTCGCGCAAAAGGTAATCTTGTAGATCAGATTAACGCAATGGCTACCACGATGCACCGAGGCTCTCGTTTGGCTGCTACAGGGTCTGCGCAAGAACGCTTAATGGCGGAGGAGCGTGCAGTTAAAAGCTATTTGCAAACAACTTCTTTAGGAGAGGGTATTGACCAGGAAAGTTTAGGTACTGAACTTATGCGTGGGTTTTTTGGTGCTGGTAAAATTGATAACGAGGTTGTTATGGCGAGTCTTAAAAACAAAGGACAACTCGCCAGCTTTACCCAAAAAGCTGGTAATATGGGATTAGATTTAAATACTGAATCGTTAGGTAAATTGTCAGATACTATTGGCGCAGATAGTATGGCTAATATTGCTGCCGAATTAGGTATTGATCCCAGCGATAAAAAAGCATTAGCTGCTGCGCTTGGAACACCTCAAGGCTTTGCAGTTTTGCAGCGGAATCTTGGCACCAGCGGTATGCGAGTCAACAAAGATGGTACAGTTTCATTTGCCTCTGGCGCGGCTTTAGAAGAAGAAACTAAAGCTCTAGAGACGCAGGCTATGATGACTGCCGCTAAGAATTTGCTTGGCTCAGATAAAAAAATAGGCGGAGATCTAAATACTGAAGAAGGTCGTGCGCAATATAATAAAGATGTATTAAACGAGCTGACGAAAGACAAGGGCAGCAGACTTACTGAGCTGGCAAAAACATTCAGCGATACTGATTTTTCCGGTAAAGAATTTGAAGCACTTTCTGCACTTTCTAAAAGTAACCCTGCCATTAGAAAAGCTATTCAAGATTCTGCTAAAGCAGCTAGAGCAGAAGGCACTGACGCAGGTAGAGAAAAATATAAGCAATTGAGCCGCTTAGACCGGGAACTTGCCGCTGATGCTGGCGGAGGAAATAAATATTTAGGCGTGCTTGAAATTATGTCAGAAAGTCTTACTCAATTAAAATTATTCCAAGAATCTGGAGGTTAATCAATGGCCATACTATCACCATGTCGAGGTAATGTTTATAAAGTGGATCCAACGGGCGGCGAAGGTAATAGCTCGGGGGATATTGGATTTTATTACATTCCAGATCTTAAAGCTAAAAAAGGACCTGGAGACGCGCTGCTTGTCATGAGCGTCAGTCCGCAGAAAAGCGATGTAGTAGCTCCAATAATTACCTTAGAAAATACTAGAATACTTTATTCATTCGGCGCTAATTTTGGAAACATAACTATATCAGGTATGATATTACTTGGTAAATCAGGAAATCCCGGGGAGTCATTGAAAACGCTTGTAGACTTCTTTGAAGAAAAAAGAGTGTCTAAATCGACTAGCCCCATAAAGGTATCGGGACCTGGCACGGCTTGGCAAGTATTCTTGACAGGTTTAAATATTGGTGAAGCCGATAGTGTGAACAACACGCAGTCTTTTGCTTTGACGGGTATTATCGCAGAACCTAAATAACATATGCGTAACGCTGTATTACATTTAATTACAAACAAGTCTGGAGACTTTGGTTCATCTGTTTTACCAGAGAATAGTTTCTATGCTCCCCATACACCAACAGAAGCTGAAGCATTTATCAGATCTAGGCTGTTAATTAATGACTCTAATTATCATTTAGTAAACAGCATGTTAGCTGTCTACGCATTTCCAGAAATACTTTCTGATTTCCGGGAAACTTCTAGGACATTTGATTTTAAAGATTTACAAAAAAATGTTGTGTCAATAGCAGGAGCATCCTATGCTAATACACCAACAGAAAATTTTAATATTGTAAATGTGCCTGATACTTTTCCTTCTGCCAGTTATTTTAATTGGACTATTAAATATCAAGATTATGAAAATCTAGTTTTCATTGGTTGCGATACTAGCTATACAATTCCGTATACTTTGACGGAAACAGTACAAGATGCTATTACTTACAGAATCATATCTGCTGACTGGCCCGTTGTAACTGGAATTAAGGGAGGCTTCTCTTTAGATCCTTCTACAGATTGGAGTACTGGTAATTCATTTTCTCTGACTGTGTACCCTGCAATATTTCCATATGAAGCTGCAATTAATTATGTAAACAAATTCGCAGAGACAGCTACGCTATTAACTAATACGGGATTAGCGCGTAACTATTATAATGCGCAATCGTACATTGAAAAATATGCTACACTAATGCTTGCTTTAGCAGATGCAGATAATAATAACCCTAAAGTAGCAAGTACTTGTAACTAATTATGGCCGCTGCAAATAAAGTTGAAGTAAGAAAGCCAAAAGTCACCATACCCGGTGAATCTACTGATTCTATTACTTATCGTGCGACTGTTCCTGTCAGTTCTTCTATAGCGGGCTGTCCTGCTATACGTTATTCCTCTCATAAAGCTGGAGGAGATAGAATAGAAAATCCTACAGCTAAAGAGTTAATTGCAAAAATAGCGGAAGCTCAAACTAAAATGTTTGAAGCTCCTACTAAAAATGAAATCATAATAGAAGATGGCGGTGGTAATTTTGTTGTGTTTCAGGGTTACGACACAGGGCCTCACCATGATCTAATGTTTGGCGGTGTAAATAATGGTAAAAGTTTAGTGCATCGCTGTGCGCGTCTTTTCTTTATTAATACTTCAATTTATATGCCACCTCGAGCGAAGCCTGGGGAAAAGGTACCTCCAACAGCTGCAGCAGTTACGACTCTCAATGCAGCCAAAAATCCATGTGAAGCTCTAAAAATAGTTTTAGAAAAAATTATAAAAGATAGCAAGGTTACTTTAGGCGCAGACACTACAGAAAATAAAATTCGTAAAAAGATACATGCGGATAATTTAAAGATATTAAATGAAGAGTGGTACCCAATTTTAAATGCTAGTACAGAGTCTGGGATTCCTGCGTGGGAATCTGCTATGAATACTAAGCCACTTAGACTACAAATATATACTCAAATTAGAGACGTCTATTTAGGCGGTACTGCTGACTTCTCTTCGATTATTTCTACATTTGAAAATTTATTTCAGATGAGGTTTATACCTGGACATATGGGCACGACCTCGGGAAAATTTATTCCTTTGTCCGCACTACTTTCAGATGCTGAAGATAAAGAAGTAAATATTGCAAGTCTATCCATGAATCCCGGACCAAGAAAGTTTCTTGCTCCTACCGCAGTTGCTATTCGCGGACTACCTTCAGATGAATTAGATCCTACAGCTGCTGCCCAGTCTTCAGCGGGACCTGGTATGATTTCATGGCCTGATCCCCTACCTGAAGCAGGACAGACATTAGTAATGCAACTGCCTGCATGGTTACCTTCTAGTATGTTTCCTAACTTCATTGTTAAAGGAGGAACTAATTTAGATTTTAAAGCAAACTTTGAGGCAGTTAAAGGTATAGAAGCTCAAAAACTTTTAAGCGCGTTTTTAGTAAAAAGAATTTGTTCTGATATTGCGCGGTTAGCTTACAATGACATTTCTTTACAGGATGCTGTTGCGACTATTGTTTGTCCTTTGGATGTCAGTTGGGAGCTAGGTAAACGCTATTCAATTAAGCAACCTAGTACTACCTCCGGAGATAGTTCAGTTTTATTCTCTGGCTTCTTGAGAGATGTTCAACATAGAGTAAGTTCTAATCCATCAAAAGCAGAGGCAACTACACAGTTGACTTTTTCTCATGTAGAAGCTACTGGATTTACTTTACCTAATAAATAATGGACAGAGACCAACAACGGCAAAATAAACGTAATATCGTTTCTGGATTTTCCTGTACTGCGGGTGCTGAGTTGCCTTCTATTATAAGTCCTACAGGTAGACCTGGGGCTGCTTGCGATCCTGCACCTACAGCGCCAATACCTTTTGCTGCTGTTACTCCTCCGCCTTGTCCTCCGCCGCTTCCGGTCCCTTTAAATCTTCCTCCGGGACTCACGGTTATTAATGACATTACAACTGCTTACTGTCCATCAACTGGGGGTTACAGTGTAACGGGAACTACTGCTTCTACAGTAGCCGCAGGCGCTCAACAACAGATTGTACTTTTTACTGCTCTAGCAAATATCACGGAGAACCAGTTAAATTATTTGTATGAAGTAGTTCCTAGTTCTAGTACAGCGATTATTTCTGCTGCTTTGAGTGGCGCTACTAGTACGGTTATCAATTTAACGCATTTAAACTATGCGCAGTCTGAAGAATTAATAATTACAATTCAGGATGCTAAATTTACAGTCAATACTTTGGCTGTAGAGCAAGCACGTAATCTTCTTGTCTGCCAGGTAGAGAATAATTTACAAGTAGCGCAATGCCCTAGCGGTGCTTACTTTGGTCCTACCGCAGCAGTACCCCCTGGACTGCCGTATGTTCCTTCTGCTACATCTTCGACTGGATCTGTTTTAGTTACATTTGCTTTGACTCCTACTGCTGGTGGTCAAACAGCATTTACTCTGTTAAATATCCCAAGTCTTACCGCAGCTGCAGCACAAGCTAATAGCTTAGCTCTTGCACAGGCGGAAAGTACTTTACGCTGTGTGTACGGTAACGCAGCCACAGCCGCTGCTTGCTGTACTTCTGAAGCGCCAGGAAACAATTTAGGATTCACTTACTGTGTTCCTGCGACTGGCCCGACTATACCGGGATCAGCTACTGCGGTGGGCTATTTTTCGGTAGCCGCTAATACAATTTTTTCGGTAGTTTCCGCTACTGAAGCGAACAGTGTAGCTAGAGAATTATCTAGAAATTCTTTAAACTGTTATTTTCCTAGTACAGGAACTACAGCTACATGTGCAGGAACCGGACCTACTGGTTTAGGCTTGACGGGTCCTTTTGCTCCGACTTCTACCACGTCAATATACCTCGAGCCCGGCGCAGTAATTTTATATGACTTGGATTCCAGTGTTACTGCTGCCAATCAACAAGCTTTGTTGCTTGCTCAGGCATCTCTTAATTGTTTCTGGAGCAACGCGGAGCAGACAGCGTTCTGCCCGCCTTCGGGTACCTTTACTGCAATTAATAATATAATATATAATTTAGCAGCTAGTGAAACTGCTTCTGCTAATTATTCCAGTACTGTTTCCGCAGATACTGTAATATCCTATGAAAGTTATTTTGAGGCCAACCAGCAGGCTTTACAATTAGCAAGAGCTAATCTTTCATGCACATATTGTAACAATGCAGTTCCTGCTACTTGTAGCGGAGGTGTAAATGCGACTATAGGAGCTGAAGATGATTTAGTTTGTAATGTTATTGCAGAGGTGGCGCAAAATACTGCAATATCTCTAGGTAGTATTTTAGTCAATAATTCTGAAGGTGGTATTAACTGCTGTTATGGAAATGACCCAGTAGAAAATACACTTCTGTGTGGGCCTGACGCTTTGTACGACCCTGCTTCTACATTCACTAGCGCTGACAGCTTCTTCCTCCCGGCTAACATTATAACAGTATGTCAGTCGACTACAGCACCACCGCCTCCTCCTTTACTCTGGTCTTATGAAAATCTTTTTGCTACTAATGTAGCAACTGTAGGCTGTTGCTCGGACATTCTTCTGTGTGGAGGAATTACAGGGTCTTTAACTGCGCTACCTCCGATTTGGGCTGAAGCCACTAATCTATTTAATGGTTTAGGAATTGGTGCTACTTTTTATACTGACGAATCAGGCACTACTCCATATACATTCCCAGCTGGATCTGCATTTGTTGTTTCCAGATCTGGCGCTAGATACTATAGAAGCATTACGGGTTCTCCTGGTTATACTGAAAATTTAGCAGCATGTACCGCATGTCAGGGATTAACGGGTTATGCGTTTAGAGGTGCGACATTAGGAAACTACTTTGCTGCCAGCGCTACGTACGCTTACGCGGATATATTCTGCGGCGGGCCTACTGCTCAGAATATAACTCTATACACTGCTTCGCTCAATCCATTTGCAGCTATACCTAATTCTTGGTATTTAGATCCTTGCGGTTTAAGTGCATTTAACCCTGTAGTTGCTCCTGGCTCCACTAATTATTATTACGCTGGACATTTATCTGGTACTACAGGCACTATGCTGGTATTCAATACGCAGGGTGCTAATACTTCTGTACTAGATGGGCAATACAGTACTACTGCTTGTCCTGTATCTAAATATCCTTATGCTGTATACATAAACAATACGGCATGTAGTACTGCTAGCGGAGCTACAACTTTGTACGGTACGACTGCTGCGCCTAACTTATTCACTTCTTATACAGGCTCTACTGTATTCTACGCACAGCAATTCAATGATAGTTCCGTATACTCTTATCCTTCAGGCACAGGCTACATAACTTATGTAGCACCTGATACGACTTTTTATACTAGAGTTATAAACGGTTCTACTGCAGGCGAACTGATTCAATGCAATACCCTGTATAGTGTTACTGTACAATGGTCGAATACAGCAGCAGCTGATGTCTGCAATTATCCTAATCATTTCGATCCATCTAATACCGGGATTTATAATTCAAACATAAGGTCATTATGGTGTAATGTGGAAAACCCATTTACTAATGGCGCATCCGCTAAATTTTATACGAGTCCTTTTCCGTTTAATGCCAATCTCTTTAAACCTGGAGTTTCTGGTACTGTTTACCTCTCCAAGTTTTCTCCCGGAGATACATATAGAAACGCTTATAGAGAATATACTTGGAGTAATACAACCTCGACTTTAAAAAGTTATACAGGCGATTTTAAAGCCAGCCCATTCCTAACATCAACTGTTTGGGCTCACAGTGCTACAGCAAATTTAATGGGTGCTACTGCTGTAGGTACTAGACCTTATACTAAATTTTTATTAAATGCTTCTGGTTGTACAGCTAATTCTACGTATTCAGATATTAAAGTAGCACTACCTCAAAACCCTAGCATACTTTCTAAAACTTATAAGACTATACCTTTTGCGCCTGTTGCTAATGACTTATATAGTAAGTTCTTGCTGTTCGATGGTATTGGTTATGAACTGTCCTCCAATGCATCCGGTACAGCGAGCAATACTAGCTTTGTTCTAAATGATCTTACCAAGGTTGGCGCTGGGTTTACTGGTGCTATTGTGCGCGCCGCTAATCAGCAGTTAATCGGTAATTACCAGTTTGGTTTTCCAAACTTTACTGCGATTCCCACTTATATTTCTAGCATCAATACAACTTCAGGCGCGATTAGTCTTGGGGGTTATTACAACCAGATAAACACATCTTTTTCTGGTACCGCTGTATATGTTACAGGTTTCAAAATAGAAGCAGGCAACTGGACTGGCTCTCAATTCACTTGTTACGGTGATTTGTGCAGTAAGGTTGATGTAGGTCATTCTATATACTCATATTACACCGGACCATTGGGTCCTACTTCTTCTTTTGGTTATGTTACCAGAGTTGTTGGAAACACTGTATACTACACAGGAGCGCCGGGGTATAATAACTTTGCTTCTTTTGATATAGGTACTGGTGCCTCTCACGGCTCAGGACATGTTTATATTCAAGGTAAGCAATTCACTCGATTCTGGGGCGACGATAATAAAACCCAACCTTTGTATTTTGATTTACAAAGTAATGCTTATAATTATTTATGGACGCAGACTGATGGTAGCACCTCGCAGCTTGTTAATTACACATCTTCAAAAAATTTAGTATTGGGAAATACAGCTGGTTCTACGGCTTCTTTTATAATAGCGGGTGTTAATTACAATTATACTCCAGCTACGGTAGCGCCACGGCCTTACAGCTATTACACTGGAACTAGTGTTACTTACGAACCCCTGACAAATCAATATCTTACCGATAGCTACTATTATAATTGCGACGGAACTGTAGATCTTGTAGGTGAAGTTGTCCCTTTTACAACTCTAGGTATAATAGATAGTTGCTGCGACACTGTTGCTCCTGCTGACTTTTATTTAGGCGGTACTGTGTCAGCCTGTATGTACTTCAGCACGTACGGTACTGCGGGCGTTGACCACTCTTACTGTTCTGCCACTTGTGATAGAGTAGAAATAGGTAACGGGCAATATTGGCAAGGAGGTACTACATTAAATGGTACTTATATTGTAGAGGGTGTGCCCGAAGGAAGTTATGGTCCTTCAGGTCAGCAAGGGGGTGGTGCAGGACCTATAGTGGCTCAAGGATTGTTTGATCTGTCTTTTGCTTCTACTTATTTTGTAGCTGGTAATAAAGTAAATGTTTATCCTTGTAACGCAGCATTTGGTAACATTGCACCTGCGCCGACTTTATCTTTTGGTTGGACGCGCGAGTTTATAGGTTATTACGATACTTCCGATCCTTACGATCCTATATATCCTTTCGACTACTCTTATCCCGGAGGAGGTACAGCTGTAAATTCGCCAACTTATTTTGCTCAGCAAAATGGTGCGGGTCTTAATGTCGGTTATGTATTTAAAGAATATGAGCCTGCAATAAGTCCTGGACAGCCTGCGGCAGAAACAGGTTGTAATTGCGGTAACTTTACGGCCATAGAATACAGCTTAACTTCTGGTAGACGCTACAGTATATGGTCAACAACTGCAGAAGCTTGGTCGACGGTGTATCAAAACGAGCCAGGTGATTATCCTACCATGGTTTTTAACTCATGTACCGCAGGTTGTACACCAATATACACATGCACTGATCGTGACGATTGTGACTCAGGCGCTCCAGGCCTTCGTGCTGCTCCCGCTTCTTTAGAAGTTATAAATTATAATCCTTCAGAATTACCTTCTTTTGATTTTACTTCAGCGCCTAGCGTAGGCGGTACTGCTGAGGATCTTAAAGCGGAGGCCACGGCCATTGCCCAAACTTTAGTTAATAGTTTTGTACGTTGTTATTATTTAAATGATACGCAAGTAGGACAAGAATGTCCAGGTACTGATATAACCGCCTCTATAGGACAAGTAGCTGCCGGGGAAGTTATAAGTTTTTATAGTAAAGAAGACGCAAACAATAGAGCGCAAGATATAGCAAATTCTAGAACTGTATGCCTTAATAGCAGTATTATAAGTGGCGCTGGTTGCGCTTCTACTGAAATATCCAATGCCGAAGGTAGTGATGACAATGAGCTAATCGATGTTTCAATGACATTTCCAAAAAGTGGTTGCGTTTTCAGTCCAACTATTTCTATTACAACGAGCTTAACATTAGAACCTTTAAGTTTCACGCCAGTTACTATTTGTACTGGGGGAGGTGAAACTATAACTCGCTATCTACTTGGCATAGATGGTGACTACTCCGGACAAAATGTAAGCGTACCTGTTAAATTTCTAGATCCTCCTTAACCGTAATGAGTAAATTAGAACTATATATTTTGGGTTCTTTGTGTGTTAGCAGTATGATGATGTGGTGGTTTACCACAAATCTACCTATACACATTGTTCAAATACTGCATAAACTTGGGCTGAAGAAAGACGATAAAGAATTCTGGGAATCAGACACGCCTATACACTTGTGGACGCAGTTTGATTTTAGTCAGTGGAAAATGCGTAGCATTCCTGCCTGGCTAGATGAACTCACCTCATGTCCCGGATGCTTTAGCATGCACTTGAGTTTTTGGATTTCTGCTGTTTTCTCAATTTTAACCTGGACAGGTTACGACTCTTTTATATTGTTTTTACTTGCTTGGTTAGGTTGGCCATATATTAGTAACATCAATTTAGCTATTCTAAAAAAACTAAACAAACACTGATATGAGCGAAACGCAGCAAACAGAACCAAAGCCTAGAGCTAGAATTATCTATATGTATCGGATGGTTCAGGGGAATAAAGTCCGCTGGAAATTCGAAGTAGATAATCAGATGGTTATATTAAATGAAGGTCCTGCAGAAAACCAGCCTACAGAAATTCAGCAAAATACATCAATACCTGGGCCTAAGCCTGTTGATCTTCAACCTGATGCAATGATGCAGTATAAAAAGGTTCTTGAAGAGCGTGGTATCACTTACAGTACAACCTCTACAGGTCAGGTTATAATTCAAGATATTCCAGCTAAAGAAAAGATAATCATGCAGTTCTTTGATCTGAACGCGCCATGCCCTGACGTGCCTGGATTAGAAGATATTAGAAATAGGTATAAACAAGAATACGATCAAGCAGGTGGAGCTGCCTGTCCTTCATGTCAGCTTAATACGCTGCAAAGAAAGTATAGAGAAATATTGAAAGCAAAACTACCTAATGGCTAATCGTCCATATGACCACATGATTGCGGGTATATCTAATTACCCAGATCTTGAAAAAAGGCTTTCTGCAGAACTTGCGTATTCAAAGCCTTCCGGGTCGGGTTGTGGTCAGTGCCAAAAGCAAAAGATCATTAGAAAGTTTAAATCTTTATTAGATCTAAGACGTAAAAAAGAACCGCCCTCTCGGCGGTATTAGCTTGAAAGTCAGTCATATTTAAACTATAAATGTAGTTGTATGACTGGCGCTAAACCCAATAGTCTTGATTCAGCGTATGCTGCTTACTTAACTGATCCAAATCCTGATCGGTTAAATGATGTTGTCGATCACCTTACGCCTGTTATTAATTATAACTTATCTACCATTAATGCTAGTGGTAATAATTTAATTAAAAATAAAGCGAAGATATTTGCTGCACAAGCAGTGAAAAAATTTGATCCCAATTCAGGTGCTTCTTTACCTACCTGGGTAAGCGGACAGTTGATGCAGCTGAAGCGTTACAATAGAGAAGTGAATCAGCCGGTTAAAGTTCCTGAGCGTGTTCAACTCGATGCCTACACAATATCTCGGGCAGAGAAGGAATTCTATGACAAGCATAACAGGGAGCCTGATGTAGAAGAATTAGCGGATTACGCTAAGATGCCGAGAAAAAGAATCGAAAAGGTTCGCCGCTCGTTTAGAGCTATGCCTAGCCAGGGAGCTATAGGTGAGGGTTTCACTCAGACAGAAACAGACTTTGGGGCTGAAGCTTTAGATTACGCTTATAAAGATGCTGACCGAGTTGACCGTAAGATCATAGAAATGAAAACGGGATATGGTGGTAGATACGAACCCATGCCGCCAAATAAAATCTCCGCTATGCTGGGATTAACTCCAAGTCAATTAACTCGCAGGTCTATTAAACTATCCTTGAGAATTCAGGAGATAGAAAAAAATTTACAGGATATTCAATAATATGAAGATGATTGAACAGTTCCTGCCTGCAGAAGCAGAGCAGAGATTAATAGATATTAACGCCTGGGTGCAAGCCGCACCTCAGCGTTATGCTGCTGAATACTATTCATCGTTTACTGCTTTTGTAGATCATCTTAAAAGTTTGGTGACTGCGGCTAACGCAGCAGTGCAAACAGAAGAAACTAAACAAGATCGCATTGAAAGAGCCAAGCTAATGTATGCAGCTGCTATTTACCGGGACTGTAAATACTCGTTGATGCATAGAGGCAGACTTCAAGAATTAGGTATAAACAACATGTACCGAGAAGCTTATGAAGTTGGAAACTTTGCTAATCTATCTCAAAGTCCTTTAGAATAATTAGTGTATATGGAAGGAATTAAAATCAATTTTTTGAACGGCGATATCTATATCGAACCCACGGAAAAAGTCACTGGGTTCGATGCTACTATTCAAAATGCGCTGGTCAATATTGGTACACGGCAAGGTACTGACCGAACATACCCAACCAAAGGAACTACTATTTTAAAGAGCGCAGTAGAAGGTAAAATAGTAGGCTTGAATATTGCCAACCATGAATCGCAGATAGCTGCTATAGACACACTATTCTTTTCTCGAGAGTATGAAACTTCCACTGATTTATCCATAAGACTTGGTAAAGTGTTTATGGATACGTTATCTTATGATGGTACAAAATTAAGAATAAATTCAGCATTCGTCAACTTTTCGGATACCATCACTAAAGGTACAGTAACTATTTTATAATATGGCACTTGATTTCATTAACACTTATTTTCCTGATGTAGCGGATGTAACGCAGGAACAACTGTTATCTGCACGCACAAGGCTGGATACAATACTAAAACAGAAATATGCTAACTTGGATACAAGACCTAACTCTGTATTTGGAGATTTAGGTTTAGCTCCTTATGCTTATTTAGTTGCCTGTCATGAAATTGCTATGGAGCGATTCATGAGCGACTTAGATTTAGAGCAGGTAGCAAACGGTATTATCTATAACTGTGACTTTGTTAAAAAGTATATTCAAAATTTTGCTACGGTAGATCAGACCACCTTAAAGTCTTCAGGTGTGATCAGATTAGTTTTTTGCGCTGATAGTACTTATACAATCGATAGAAGAGCTAGATTTATATTTGATACGGAAAATGAGTTTACTCTGCGTCTAGCTAACCCGGGATCTCTAGATGTTCTGCCTGTGGGTTCAGTTCCTTCTCCTTTCACTAATGAGTATGTGTTGAAACAGATTTCAGAGACAGAGTATGCAATTGATATTGGTGTAGTCGGTACTATGGTCAGTCAGGTTTCAGCTGGGGCTGTAGGTACTACAGATTACACAGTAACAGATTTAACGAACATTCTGGCAGTCACGAATTTTGAATTTGGTCTGCCTACAGAAAGTTTAGCTACTCTTGCTGCAAAAACAAGAGAGGCGTTCTACAGCGCCACCCTTACCACTCGCTCAGGTGCTAACAATTACTTAGCTAGAGAATTTCCAGATCTTGCAGCTACCTCCCCTATTCTTCCTGGTGACACAGCTGCTGTTCGTGCTGCTGTAAATCCATTAGGTGTAGCAAACGGTAAGATGGATATTTGTGTGCAGTCCAAAAACTTTGGTACTACTGTGTCCCAAACTCTGCAGCTTACCTACAGCGCTTCTGGTGCCTCAGGTCCTGCTTACTATGGAAAGTTGGACCTACTGGAAGTACCTCAGGTAATTGATTCTATTCAGTATTCAGGCGATACAACAGTTGAGTTAGGTATTAAAGGCCCTACAGGTAAAATTAATGTATTGAGTAAAAGCACGGATTTTTCTAAAGCTCCTCTACTTACATCTGCTTATTCTACATACGAAGATTATTGGATTCGTATCGTAGCTCCGTCTGCCTCTGGCTTTGACTTCGATCCTATCAATGACATAAGCGGCGCACAATTCAATTACTTCACAATTAATTATAGAGCTGATCCTCTTGTTAAAGTGGTATCAGATACTTTAGGTAGCTCAAACTTAACTCCTATCGGTGTTGATGTTTTGGTTAAGGGATATGTACCCATCTATATTAATTCTTTACTGATTACCTATACGAAGAAAGCAGGCGTGCGTGTAGCATTAGAGACAGCAAGAGATGAAATATATAATTATTTCAAAACACTAGGCTACAATAAAATTTATGCTGCCAGTAAGATTTATGATGCGATGTATTATGCTGGCGCAGATGATGTTGTGTCTATTTCAGTAAACTCTCAGATTCAGTGGTCAATTGCCGACAAGATTATCCCGGCTTCTGTTACTGCAGATCCTGCCGGGCAGACTGGATTTGATGCTGCATATGCTGCTAGCTTACCGTTACCGGCGAATGTTTATAATAATCTTTCTGCTACTGCTGCTTTTGAATCTACAACCTATAGTGTGATGGAAGCAAGAAACAGAGGTTATTATTTACCTTTGGAAAACATCTTATTCTCTGAAGTCATTTATTAATGAACAACATCTTACATAACAAGCATTTTGTTTTCGGGGACCTGGGTGATTTCTGGTACCGTCAACAAAGTGAATCGAATGCAAATGGTATTCAGTTCGCTCGCACCTTATCGCATCTTGTGGATAACAATGGTGCGGTCAGTGATATGTCTGGATCTATTCAAAGATTGAGCGGAGATGGAAGAGTATATAAGAGTAACTATACTATCCCATTTAATCCCTTTGATGTAAGGATATTAAATTTTAATATCAATCAAAGATATAAGACAGGTAGCTTTCCGACATTAACAGTAGCTAAACCAGTAAAGTATTCTTTACCCAATACTGGCGCATTACAGATTGAGGCTTTACCTGTCGATACTCCTTCACCTGCTCCTGAAAGCCTTACAACTAATTTAAGCAACACTTTAGCTGATAATGATTATGGGAACTTTTGGTTTGAACTAGAGGACTCAAATAGAACAGTGCTTTTCAGTACTGATGAAGCACGCCCTCTTTACTTTGTTCCTATACCTCTGACTATCGAGCCAATATCGATTACCACAAATACTCGAGAACTAACTACAGGTTGTAGTTTTATAGCTGGTCCTGGTTACTTATTATTTTTTGAAGATCCTTATACATTGTTTCCAGACAATTTAATTTTTGTACGCAATTCTGTATCCTTAGAATCGCATACAATGGATTATGTGTATCAGGTAGATAACGTATACTCTGATGGTCGTTACATCGCAGCATACATGCGCACTACGCATTCTGCAGATGCTCTGAAACTTGCATTATCAGAAGTAGCAGGACTACCTATTCTACATGAAGATTCTGTACTGCAGCAAATATACGAGAACTACGATGTAACTATTTATGAGTTTGATACTCAGGTAATTAGCGTACCAAACTATATTGAGCACGACGCATTATCCATCGGAACTACCTACCCGGCAGGAACTATTTTCGGCAGTGAATATGTAAAAATATATTCAGCCGCTAATGTATCCGATTCTCCCTGGTACCGTACTTCTGATTTAGCTGCTGTGTGGGCTACGTCTGGTTTGTCTCTCAATACTATTACGCCTTTCTCTGGAATAAAGGTTCCTGATGCCACCGGTACTTTTGCTTATAATGGTTCTACTGCTGGTGGTGGTACGGCTCACTATTATTTGACCGGGATTACTGGCGGGAATACAGGAGCCTATTGGTCATTCGTTCGTTCATCAGAAACGTACACAGATAAGTATTTAGCAGATGTAGCTGGCGTAACACTTGGCGCTACCGCTAACTGTATTAATTTTTATTTTAATAATATGCTTACTTATAACGCTATAGTTATAAAGTTAAGAACACAAGAATTAGGTAGTGAGCGTCATCAGAACGTGATGTCATTCATCAGAAGAGATTTGCCTATTAATGTCACTCCTATTATATTAACGTAATGGATATTACACTACAAAGAGAAGGTCTTGCAGTGCAGGAAGTTCAAGGGCAGCAAGTCTGGCCTTTGAAAATTACTGCTACTTTGGCTGCAGGCGCTAATATGCCTTCTGCTAAAATTTTTGTGTACCATGCGAATATGGGAGATGATGCGTATCAAGGCGACATCTTTGAGTGCGTTTCAAGCATACAACAATATTATGAACTGCCTGTTGATGCTGCTGTAGCTGAGGGTGCAGATTATGTCGTGCCTTATTATAGGCTAGATTTCGTTCAGCTTAATTGCTTATCCCCAGAAGAAGCAGATCAACTTTGGGACGATATAGTTGCGGATGTTGGCGACTTAATCAGAAATTTTTATGCTAAGGATGATTTAACAGTTTCAGAAACAATTACTCTTTAATGGAAATCTTTCGTCCAGGTCTATCCATATCGGGATATAACTCTATTCCGATTGATCAAATAGCTACTGTTACTTTAGCTAATCCGACAGGTACATTCATTGTTAAACCTTTGACTGTTACCTCTGGTTATAATTTTGTAGAGGCTACAAAAGCAGACTCTCGTTTTGTAGCTAACTATGATGGTACATTTGAAGTAGTGCTTTGGACTGGAGAGGAAAACCAGTTACCCGCAGAAGTTGGAATCGCGTTTACAGATAATGCCGGGACAATTGTCTGGGCAGATAATGTTCAGAGTGTTGTATTTAAAACAACCATTGGAAATCTAAATGCGCTGAAACTTATTTGGGATAATAGTTATGGTACATTCAGCGTAGGTGCTTTATTTTTACATTCACTTATTGATGGTGTAGCTACAGTTCAGGAGATTGTAATTCCTGATAGTCCTCTATATCCTAAACCAAATACTTTATATAGCGGTCTTGTTTATTTAATTCCGCCTAATTACCAGAAAGGTGATAAGGGCGACACAGGAGCAACTGGTCCGATAGGTGCGACAGGCGCTACAGGCTCGACTGGGGCTCAAGGCATTCAAGGAGTTACAGGTTCAACTGGATCAACGGGAGCTACTGGCGCTCAAGGTATACAAGGTGTTACTGGTGCAACCGGAGCTACAGGTTCTCAAGGTATACAAGGTGTTACTGGTGCAACCGGAGCTACAGGTTCTCAGGGTATTCAAGGTATTACTGGTGCTACTGGAGCTACAGGTTCTCAAGGCATACAAGGTGTTACTGGCGCTACAGGGTCTCAGGGTATTCAAGGTATTACTGGTGCTACTGGAGCTACAGGATCTCAAGGCATTCAGGGAGTTACTGGACCGACGGGCGCAACTGGAGCAACTGGAGCTAATTCTACTGTTCCCGGACCTACAGGACCTACAGGATCTACAGGCCCCACAGGTGCGACAGGTTCTCAAGGTATTCAAGGGGTTACTGGTGCGACAGGCGCTACCGGGTCTCAAGGTATTCAAGGAGTTACAGGTTCCACTGGTTCAACCGGAGCCACGGGCGCTACAGGAGCAACAGGCTCTCAGGGTATTACAGGCGCGACAGGTGCTACCGGAGTGACGGGCGCTACAGGTACTACCGGAGCTACAGGCGCAACTGGGGCTGACTCTACAGTTCCAGGACCTACTGGCGCAACAGGCCCTACGGGAGCTACAGGTTCTCAAGGTATTCAAGGGGTTACTGGCCCTACGGGCGCTACAGGCTCTCAAGGTATTCAGGGCGCAACTGGTGCCACAGGCTCAACAGGCGCAACTGGGGCTGACTCTACAGTTCCAGGACCTACTGGTCCAACCGGAGAAACTGGCGCTACAGGCGCTACTGGATCAACGGGAGCTACTGGCCCTACGGGCGCTACAGGCTCTCAAGGTATTCAGGGCGCAACTGGTGCCACAGGCTCAACAGGCGCAACTGGGGCTGACTCTACAGTTCCAGGACCTACTGGCGCAACAGGCCCTACGGGAGCTACTGGCTCAACAGGAGCTACAGGCGCTACTGGTGTTACTGGCGCAGGCGGCGCATTAGGTTACTGGGGTTCTTTCTGGGATACAACTGATCAAAGTGCAACTGCTGCTAACACAGCGTATTCTGTTCTTTTCAATAGCGCAGATCCTAGCAGTAACGGCGTTAGTATTGATGGTACATACCCAAGCCGAATAAAATTTGCGTACGCTGGTGTATACAGTTTAACTTTCTCTATTCAATTTGTTAATACAGATTCGCAAATACATGATGTAAATGTTTGGTTCCGTAAAAATGATTCAGGTAGTTCCGGCGATATTCCAGATAGTGATACACGTTTAAGTATTCAACAAAAACACGGGGGTACAGACGGTTATGGTTTGATGACTGTTAATCTAGTACTTAGTCTAGCTGCTAATGATTATATAGAATTAATATGGGCTGTTACAAATACAAGTATTAGCATACAGAGTGTACCTCCAGGTGTAAGTCCCGTAAGTCCAGGTATTCCCGGAATTATATTTACAGCTACGCAGGTAATGTATACACAGCTAGGACCTACAGGTGCTACCGGTTCAACCGGAGCCACGGGCGCTACAGGTGCTACTGGGGCTACAGGTGCTACTGGGGCTACAGGTGCTACCGGAGCTACAGGTGCCACAGGTCCAAGTGCTGCTATTTCAGCAACCAATACAGTAGCTCAAGGGCGTCTTACTGGCGATCAATCCATTCCTACCAATACAGATACGCTTATTTCTTTTGTCGATGACTTCGATCCTAATAACTGGTGGGATGAGACATCTAAAAGATTAACGCCAAATATAGCTGGCTACTATAATGTTACTATACAAGGATGGTGGGCTTCCGGGTCTACAACAGGAAACCAATATAATATACAGACAAGGAAAAATGGCAATACAGTAGCTATATTTCAGAACGCTATTGCTACAGCCATTGGCGTATCTCAGGGCGGCTCTAAACTTGTATATCTGAATGGATCTTCAGATTATTTAGATTTCACAGCTTTCAATGGTGATAGTTCAAATAGAAGTCTGCAGTGGGGTGGAAGTTCCAGTGGAGCTGGAACATATTTCTCTGCCGCACTAATGACCACTGGTACTGGACCAACAGGCGCTACAGGACCAACTGGGGCTGCAGGGCAGGGCGTTCCAACTGGCGGCTCTACTGGTCAGTTTCTTCGCAAAACTAGTGCTATAGATTATGCTACCGAGTGGGATACTTTATTAGCCTCAGATATTTCTGATCTTGGTATTAGAGTGCTACAGGTTGTGCAAACAACCTTGACGACTACAGCGCTTGTGACTGGCACCTCGTTTGGCTCTGTTTTGTCTGCTAATATTACACCGGCAAGCACAGCGAGTCGCATCGTTGCGCTGGCTATGTTAACTAGTGGTAATGCTGCAGGCAATTTCGTATTGTTTAGACTAACCAGAGGTGGTACTGTAATTATTCAAGGCGATACTGCTAGTAATAGAACCAGAGTCACGTCAATGCAGGCAGTTAACCAAGCGGGAGGCATGACTACCACGCCAATTTTGTTTGTTGACAGTCCTGGCTCTACAGCGCAACAGACATATGCTGTTCAGATGGCTAGCCATACTACTGGCGCGGTCTATCTCAATAGAACAGGCACAGATACGGATGCCGCAACATTTACTCGCGGGTCATCGTCATTAGTCCTCATAGAACTCTCAATCTAATATCATGATTCCAGATACTGACTTCTACAAAGCAGTCATGCTAACTTGCCCGGGTAGGCCGTTTATGCTTTCCCCTGAAACTTATGATGGGCTTACTATGTTAGACGGCGGCGATAAACCAACTTTGGCTGAAATTGAGATGGCTTGGGCTAACCGCCCACCAGAAGTACGTAAATGGCAAAACGTAGAAGAGTTTGTAGCGGAGTTTACATTGACAGAACTGGCTATGATCGAGCTTAGCCAAGTACCAAACATTGCAGCGCTACGGCTTAAGTTAAACACCTGGCTTAGCGCTATTCACTCTGACGATCCTCTCGTCGTACAGGGACGGTCTGAACTTGTCGATGCAGGTATTCTTACAGAACAAAGGGCAACAGAAATATTTGGTTAACGTAGATTCATATTAGCCATAAGCTTATCTGCATCAAACTCCTCAGTGAGTGCAGGTGTAGTATGGTAATAAGAGTTCAGCGCTTCTAGCATACTCTCTGCGTCCACATCTATCTGTTCATCTGTTATAGTGACAGATTTAGATATTTGTTTTAGCTCATATTCTAGACCTTTAATATCGTCCACCTTATCAAATGCCTTTTTGCTGATCTGTAATTTATGAGCGTTGATATTTCTAATGAAGTAATCTTTGACTTCATCTATTCCAATACGGCTGAGCATATTGTCCAGATTTTCAAATGGCGTCTTACTAGCGGGCCAAGATAAAAGACCACAGGAATCTATGATAACCTGCGCACCTTCCTTCGAATAAGCATTAGCCCGAGATACGCTGTGTTCTTGTTGAAAGTTTTCTGCCTGAGTTTGTAATGCCCACTCAGCTATTTTCTTTGTTATAAATTTTAATGTAGCCTGCGCTTTATGTACGACATCTAAAGAAAAGTTTTCATTGATGACAGTACCAGCGTCACATAGAATAAAAGCTGACAAACTGCTTTTATTAATTTGTGAAGAAGAATATCCAACAGCGTAAAACGGAAAGCCTCGAACACCTGGTATTTCTTCTCCTCTCATGTTCTGGTTTAATTGCAGTACTGCTGTCTGTCCTAGCGATGCAAAAATTTCTGACAACAATCGACGTGCTTCTGCATTGTTGTAAATAGGTAGAGGCTTAACCTGCATACTCAAAAATGTACGCACAATAAATGATGCGGCCTGGTTAAGTATGTTAACAATGACTTCAGGTAGATCATGGTGCAGAGCACAAACATCTGATATATCAGTCGTAAAGCTGGATAGCGTCGGAATTATCGGATGTAAGTATTTCTTGCCTAACCTAGAACCTTTACGATCTGCTATGAAATAAGGAGCGTAGAATGAGGATCTCCGGGGAGACCAACCTAGCATTGGTATACCCTCTGTCTTGGTCAATTGAGACACCTGTTCCCGTAGGTAAGTAGTTAAATATTTAGCACCACTTCTTTCCATCACAGTGGGAATATTTATTTCAGTATTAGATACTCCCATAGTAGCACGTCTGGCTGCTTTCTCTAATTCCGTAATCTTATCTATCTCTTCCTGTTTTAGAATGATAGGGTATTTATCATTATTAAATAAAAGATTCCCTGCGTGGAATATATCTGTGGATTCTGTGAATACGATGTTCTGTTCTAACTCAATTGTGAAGTTACTAATATTATTAGTATAGACATCATTGTTGTGTTTCTTTATGGAGTACCCATATGGATTACTGAATAGTGTAATCTTATCATCCTTGTACACTGGCAGCGTCTTGAAGAAGTTACGTACTTCATCTGCTTCTTCAAAATATCTATTGGCGTGTAACTGGACAAGAAGTTCCTGGCGGCTTTTATGATTTAGTTCTACCAGAGGAAGAATACTACTGATGGGCATTTTCTTCTTTAGTTCTTTAACCACGCATTTGAGTATAAACTCGTTTGCGTCCACTGGTGTATAATCGGCATGTAATCCTACTTTATTTTCAGACACAGTTAAGTCTGGAATATAGCGCTGCAATGTACCAGCAACTCGTAAGTCAGAATGATTTTCTCCACTAGCAATATACGTAGCCGAAGGAAGAACAAATGATTCACCTGATGCAGTAGCGTCTACCATCATATGCAAGCAGAGCATCTCAGGATTAACTCTGCTATATTGTGTATTAAGCTTTGCTGCTTCTGCATACGTATATGCAACCTTAGTTTTCTTACACCCGGGGTGTCTCTGTAGCAGTGAGAAGAAAGACGTTCTAGATGGTAATATATTAATCTTCTCTGGCTTAGAATCAGGAGTCTTTAAAACCAGTAAATGACTGATGGTATGGTAATTAACAAAGTAGGGTAGTACAATGTAAGGTCCTGTAATGTTTATATTTTTATCAGGATATATATTTTTTATTAGCTCTTTTAATACATCAGTTTCTTGTGCGCTAATAACGAAAACAGAATGACGCAAAGCTTCAGGATCTAATCCCTGTGCTCTCAACGCACTTCTGTACTGAATAATTTTAATATTGTTTTGAGAACCATTCAGCGCGTTCTTTAAAAAGAAATCAAATATCTTTCTTTTATTTTTTAATTGGGTTGTAATTAGCTTTTGATTTTTATATACAATAGAATTCTTTAATTTATCATCCAGTATATTGTTGAGCGTTTCTATGGCTTGGCTCCATCCGCAAACACCCTTGGCTACTAAATAATCGATCGATGATCCAGCACGGAAAGTGCAGAAGCTATTTTCACATACAAATTCTTTATCCAGAATGAATAATTTGCTTTCGCATTTTGGACAATTTGTAGTATATTCTCCGCTTAGACCTACATGCAATTCTTCGCCCAGCAAGTGTATTAACTCGATGGGATTTATAATTTGATCCAAAGTTTGAACGCTCAATTCCATACTTCAATTTTCAGTATAGCACAATCCAAGACGTGCGCGACAAAGAATTTAGAATCACTTGACCTCATTTAAATTTACGGCGATAATTACTTATGACTATGGACTTCACTAAAGACCAAAACCCCACCGCGCTTTACGAAGTAGGCATTAAGGCTGGAGACAGCTTGCCTAACTATGTCAAAGAAGCGTCTATTCTTCAAGAAGAAGATTTGGTATCTTTACATGATTGTGCATTTGCTGATCAAGCAAATAGATTACATCCTATTCATACAAAGGCGGCTACATACATGAGCGCCGTATATCTTGCCGGTGAAGGTAAGATCGATTCTAAAGAATTTGCTGCCGTAAAAGAAGCAGCTGCATTATTTGATATTGAACAAGATATTGAAGATGCCGTCGCTCTTTTACCTCAGGTAGAAAAGTCAGCGCATGAATTGGCTACTGAAAAATATGCGCTTAGCTTCCAGATTGAAGAAGAAGATACTTGGAAAGCTTACGCTATTAATAATGATGTAGACGTAACTAAGGCTGCTACGGAAGTTGTACGTGACTGGAATGACGAACACATTCCTACTGACTGGTTCTTCCACGCAGCGCGTAACATTGTTAAAAGAGCTAATGAGTTGAATATCCCACGTAACGATATTCCTGAAAAGGTATGGCGTTTCGGTGAGGAGCGTCTTGTTGACTTTGATAATGTTGACTACGCTATTGGCGAGCGTGCTCGCGCTGGCGTTACCGATGTGTCTGAATATGCGCAAGCACTCAAGCAGGCTTCTGCTGGAGAGGTTACTGTCGAGCAGGCTATTGATACTTGGATGGGTTTAGACGCTGCAAACAATATCAGCCATAAGCGTGTCACTTCGCCTCATGAGGCTTTCTACTCTGGAGCTAAGGTTGCTTACTTACAGGATCTGTCAGAAAAGAATATCTTTGTTTCTGAAGTTATGGTACCTGCAGAAGAATTCAGTAAATTAGCTGCTGACAATTATAAGGCTGTAAGAATGGCCTTTCGTAAAGAGGCTGCTGATAATATCATTAATATTCTTTCTGAAAAGGATGCCGCTAAGACCTCGGCTAAAATTGCCAGCCTTGAAAGTAATCAACAGAAACAATTGTTGAGTTTACTTTTAAAGGTGGCATAATGCCGTATGCTCGACACATTTCCGTTTGATAAACGATTAGCTGCGGATCTCTTAGCCGATACCGAAACAACGGCTACGGTATTGCATATGATCATCTTGGCCGCTTACGGAGATGAAGTGTATGGTTCGCTAGAACACGGCATTGAACCTGCAGATCCTGTGGAGTTGTGGATGCGTCTTAAAGAAGACTTCTCCGTTAATATCCCGGAGTCCAATGAGAACAAAGTAAATGCTTTGATGTTGGCTTTATCCACGGAAGCTTTCTATGATGATCCATTGGCATTCATCAGCATATGTAATGCTTTGTATTCCGGGGATCTCGGTGACTTAGTTAATGGTGCTCTCGAGGATTTAACTATGCCAGAAATGCTCTGGGGTATCTACGAGGTAGAACTTAACCGTGGAGACTCTGAAGGATTTGCTTTGCCTATTGATAGACTGATTGATGAGATCATTAAAAATGAAGCAGAGGATAATGAGGAATTAGAAGAAGTCGAAGTAGTTCCTTACTATGAAAAGTTTGTCGCGGAAATGCGCGATGACATGCTTGTTCAGATGCGTATGTTGGGAGTGGATGAGATGGTCATTAAAAAGATATTAAAAGAAGATCTGACACCGGCTCCAGAGTTATCCTGAAATAGCACCGCCTAAATCAAAACCTCCATGAGGGTTAAAGAACTGCGTCTGCTGTCCCGGATTAAATGTTTCTCTAAATATATGAGTTAGTGCGGGGTCTTCAAGAATAGGCTCATTCAGGATAATGCGAGCAAGACAGAAAGCAAAGTTGATCGCGTGCAGAGTATCGTCTGCTTTTGATCCATGGCGTTGATACCTAAACCCTGAATTACCTCCAACTGTTTCTGTTGGTACGCGATAAAGATTTAATAATTCAAGAAGTCGTTCTTGTGCAAGTTCCCAAGCGTAACAACGAATTCTTCTGTTTTTAATAGCCTGATAAAGACTAGTAATGGATTCAGTTCTGTTCAGTGAATACTGGTTGAACCAACCGGGGCCGCTACTGGGTGCTTTAATAAGCGCAGACTGTGGACCTACGTAACCGAAGATGAAATGTCTCTCTGGGCGAATAATGGGATTCTCGCGCAGAAGCATATTATACGCAGCACCCACACCAAAGTCAGAAGCTATACCTATGCAATGGTAAGCCTTATGATCTTCACAGATTTGGTTTGAAATGCTTCTATAGTCCATACCAGAGTACTGTCTGATATGTAAAATCTCAATACTACCATCCCAGCAAATACCGAGGATGACATGTACGGTGTATGATACTTTAGTTTTAGAGGCTGGGTTATAATCAGAACCACCCCAGTCACATCCTGACACTGTGTACTTATAACGCCCCTGCTCAGGGCCTGATAAACTTTTTAATGTCTCAGGCGTTTCAGGTAGAACACACATGTTCTTTAGATCCTGTGTTGTAATTTCCCTCATACCCTCTTCTGTGGGAATACCTAAAATTTCCTGTAGGAACTTTTTAATGTCGTAGCTCTGGAAGGCATTCCAGATTTCCATCCATTTCTGAGGAATGTTAGCGTACTCAGGAATAATGATCTGAGGAATATGGAAGCCTAAGTAACCCTGATCAAAATTAGATTGAAGCTGGTGCACGAATCTACCATCGGTTACATCAATTACTTTTCCTGTAGCCGGATTAGTAATTCCTTGAGGCTGAATAGATTTAAGGACATCGTCTTTATCAGAGCAATTAAGCCAGCCATGTCCTGCGCTATTGGAGTGATAACCGGGAGCTCTGATTAACCAGGCAGACTGACTAGACTCTAGAAATTTAGTTTCTAATAATGAGTCAGTAATAGTGGATGTACCTGCATAAATAGTGGTAGGCATACGTGATGCCTTTTGGCACTGTTCAATATCAGGAAGGAAGTCGGGATCAAGTAACTGACACTCATCAAACAGCGCTTCGTCTGTAGTTTTAGAACGGGCCTCTTGTGTGTCCGTTAAACACTTGACCATCTGAATTACGGACTCGTTTGGATACTCTTTATATTTTAAGTTCTGTCTATAATCTTTATGTACCTGATAGAACCTAAAAGCCCTCTCCATTTCCCGAACACGGTTCGCGTATGTATCCAAGAATGATTGGTGCGGAACGATATACATACTGCGCCTTTTACGCATAATGTGTGCGTACATTAACTGCCTAGCAGATAGCGACGTAGACTTTCCAATCTGACGTCCAGCGCGTATACTCAGAAAACCACCAATCTGCATATGAAACATTGCAAACGAATATGGCCTTGCGGTACAGGATAGTGGCTTATCGTATGGGTACTGAGGAAAGAAGTAGGGAACAAGCAACCCAGCATTGTATTTGCAAAGTCTATAAATATCTATTATCCTACTGGCAATTTTGTCACTGCCGTGCGGGTCTCCTTCAGTTTCTTTTTCTAATCGTTTGATATCGTCAGTTAAAGCTTTAAGCTTATACCGAAACTCCGCATTTGTTTTGACTTCCCAGTTTAAATCGATGTACATATATGGCTTTCTCTTACACAGCTAATTCTTTAAGGCACATCCGTCCCAATCGTTTTTTTAAAGCTAGATTTAGAAATATTAGATGGAATAGAGATGATACTATTGTTGTTGACAGCGCTCCTGTCAATGATAATAAATTCGTACCTACTGACCCTGAGATAGTAAATGAGCAGCTGCTCAATACATTGAATAACACAAATGCCAAACTCGAAAGAATCAGAAACCGCTACAACGGATAAAGTTGATAAGGCGGAAAATAAATTGTCTGAGAATTTTCAAAAAGCTCTTGAAGCGCTTCAATATATCGCTAAAAAGCTTCCAGAAACTGAAAAGGCATTTGACCCCGTATCTTATTTAATTAAATCTCTCAAAGACAGCGATGTCCTAATCGAGTATAAAATTATAGCTCACAGTAAGAATGGAGAAATATTTAATATTGAAGGAGTAAACAATCTACCCAGACTGTTTGATGAATCGATGCTTCCAGAAGCGCCTACCAATTTTGAACATGCATTTAACTCCAGTATTATTCGTCCTGCGTTAAATGCCTTCATGAAATACACTCGGGATAAAATTGAAGAATACAAGAAACCAACTTCAGTCTCCCAATCGTTAATGCTACCCCCTACAGATAAGACAGACTTCATATCAGAATAAAGTTATGATTGAGTACCAAAAGTTAATGAGTCATGTGTTAGAGAATGGCGTGTACAAAATGGATAGAACTGGCACAGGTGCTATCTCTGTATTCGGTACACAGAGTCGTTACAATTTAAATGAGGGCTTCCCTCTAGTGACGACAAAGAAGATGTTTACCAGAGGCGTAATTGGCGAGCTTCTATGGTTCATAGAAGGTAATACCAATGCGCGTTACCTGGAAGAAAAATACGGAATTAAATTCTGGAAAGATTGGGCTGACCCTGAAACTGGGGAGCTTGGTCCTTTGTATGGTAAGCAGCTACGGAATATTGAGTATTCTTATTGGATAGAGCCGAGACTACGCGTTCAGCCTCCAGAAGAATTAGTTTTAACGCCTATCTTTGATAAGAATGTTGTTGTGGATTATTTGTCTGGTGAGTCGGTATATTTGGGTAAAACAATACAAACCAAAGAATGCGGACTTTGCACAGTTATTAAAGAAATTTCAATACCTGGAGAGAGAAGCCAATTCGATGTAAAATTCCACGATACAGGTTACGTACGTCGTGTAGATTATGCAACTGTACAAACTGACGCAATTAAGGACCCATACTGTCAGTCTGTATATGGCGTAGGTTACTACGGCGAGTTCGCTGAAGACGAACACACATCTATGTTAAAAAATGTGTGGCGTGAAATGCTGCGGCGCTGCTACAACTCTAAAAGTGATTCTTATAAAAGTTACGGAGCTAAAGGTATTCACGTAACCCCGGCGTGGCTTTGCTTCGCTACTTTCAACAAAGACGCTAGAACTTTAACGAACTGGAACTGTCGTTTAGAATATGGTGCCGAATATGAGTTGGATAAAGATGTGCGCTATGCCGCCAATTACTACAGTAAAGAAACTTGTATGTGGTCTTCCAAGCTGGAGCAAAGCTACAACACATCGACTAATAGACCTTTCAAATGTGTAAATCCTGCAGGTGAAGAATTTTTCTTTCGTTCAGTAGGGGAAGCAAACAGAAAGTTTAATTTAAATGTTTCTGCAGTGCATCGTTGCCTAAATGGAGAACTTCAAACGCATCACGATTGGAGTAATTTTGAGTATGTATGTGAGGAGGGTAAAGTTTGTAGGACGCGAGTGATTGATCAGCTAAAAGAGGTTATAGCTGAAATTAAGCATAACCCTAATAGTAGAAGATTAGTCATTAGTTTATATAATCCTCACGAGTTGGATAAAATGAACTTACCTCCTTGTCATGGTAGCGTAATTCAATTTTTTGTAGATGACGAAAAAAGATTGAGCTTACATATGTATCAGCGAAGTGGAGATGTATTTATAGGTGTCCCTGTAAACATTGCCAGCTACTCATTGCTGTTAATGATGGTTGCTCAGGTTACTGGTTATACACCGCATGAATTTATTCATACTATCGGTGACGCTCATTTATATTCCAATCATATTGAGCAAGCCAAACTCCAGCTTTCCCGAGAACCTCTGGAAAGTCCTATTATGAAGATCAATCCCAATATTAAAAATATTGATGGCTTCAAATATACGGATTTTGAATTGGTGAATTACGAATGTTATCCTGCTATCAAAGCAGAGATTGCCGTTTAATTAACCTACTATATTTATCAAAGGGGTGCTCGTAACTGGGCACCCTTTTGTGTTATATAAATTTGTACGCACCGGAATTATCTAGGACGTACTTCACGTTATGTTCTTACACATCAAACAACAAGTACAGAAGCGCTTTAATGAGCTTCTGCAAAATGGTCCCGTATTTTGCGTGGACGTCGATAAGGAAACGATCTGGGAAATGTACCTCGCTGCATTCCCGGAACAATACAGACAGGAGAATACCTGTAACTGCTGTAAATCTTTTATCCGTCAGTTCTCAGGACTGGTAGGTATTAAAGATAACAAGGTCCTTACTCTGTGGGACTTTGAATGCACCGATCCAGAGTATACTAATTCGGTTAAGGCAATGAGGGATTATATTCTCTCCTGCAAGATCGATTCAGTTTATGTTAATTCGTTCGCCAAGCTGGGAACGGATAAAACACCGGATACAAAACGCAGTCTGGTTTGGGAGCATTATTTTATTAATCTTCCCAATAACATGGTGATGCGTGAAGAAAGAATCGGACCGCATCAAGGTAATGCTAGGGATAATAAAAATGTCCTGAAGCGTTCTCTGGATGAGCTCACTGATGAAGCAGTGAATACTGTCCTTGAGCTGATTGATCAGAATTCTCTTTACCGGGGTAACGAACATAAAACTACACTGACTGAATTCCTTAAACTTAAGGAGCAGTACAAGAAGGTTCCTAATGCTCTTCGAGATAACTTCTGCTGGGTGCAGTCTACCAAGACTCATGCTGCAGTCTGCCGTATTCGTAATACGTCTATCGGTACGCTGCTGGTAGATCTGTCTGAAGGTCGCGACCTTGATAGCGCTGTCTCTGCGTTTGAACGCGTGGTGGCTCCCGCTAACTACAAGCGCCCTACCGCGCTGGTTACACCCAGGATGATTGAACAGGCGCAGGAACGTCTGACTGAGCTGAATATGCTTGGTTCACTTGAACGTCGTATTCTGGACAGCCGCGATCTCAATGTTAATAATACATTGTTCGTGCATCGTCCATCTGGTGGCGGTGTTTCCGATATCTTCGCAGACCTGAAGAAAGACACCATTGTCAATCCTAAGAGTCTGAATAAAGTTGAGGAGATCAGCATTCAGGACTTTGTGGATAAAGTTCTGCCTACTTCCAAATCTATTAAAGTTCTTGTGGAGAATATTCACATGCCGAACTTTGTTACTTTGGTCGGCGCTAAGAACCCGGATGATCCTACCATGTTCAAGTGGGGAAATAATTATTCCTGGGCATATACAGGGGATGTGACTGACTCGATCAAAGAGCGTGTAAAAGCTGCCGGTGGTAATATCACTGGCGTTCTGCGTATCAGTTTGTCATGGCATAACCATGATGATCTGGATCTGCATGTTCATGAGCCTAAGGGTTATCACATATACTTTGCTAACAAAATGTCACTGTCTCCATCAGGCGGTATGCTGGATGTAGATATGAATGCAGGTGGCGGTACAACTCGCGAACCAGTAGAAAATATCTTTTGGTCCGGAGAACCAAAGATGGAAGGTAAGTATTCTGTTGTTGTGAATAATTACTGCCGCCGTGATAATAAAGATGGGGGCTTTGAGGTTGAGATTGAGTACAACGGTGAAATTGAAACTTTCACTTCTAGTACCAATGCAGCCACAGATAAAAATTTTAACATTGCTGAATTTAATTACACCAAGAAAGATGGTGTTCAGTTTATTAATTCTAGCGGTAAATCTAATATCGCTAAATATAATTCCAGAGAGAAGTGGGGTGTAAAGACCGGGCAGTTTGTTCCTGTTCGTGCTATCACTCTTTCTCCTAACTTCTGGAATGATACATCAGGAAACAAACATTATATGTTCCTGCTGGAAGGTTGTAAATCGGATGAGAAAACTCGTCCGTTTTTCAATGAGTTCCTTAAGCCTGAGCTTAGTGCAGATCGCAAGGTCTTCGAAATCCTGGGCAGTAAGGTAAATGTAGACAAGGCGGAAGATGAGCTGTCTGGTATCGGTTTCTCCGACACCGTACGGAATCATGTTTTCGTTGAAGTCGAAGGCACATTCAAGCGTGTCGTCAAAGTTAAGTTCTAATCCCAAACAAACCAAACAAACCAAACAAATAAAACAATGGCACTCGAAACACTCGTAATCAAAGCCGCTCGTAAGAAGTGGCGCTTCGCAACCACCAAAGGTCACCTCAGCTTTGAGGACCTCTGGGATCTTAGCCTGGAGGCGCTCGATAAGATCGCCGTCGCTTTGGATGAGAAAATCCAGAAGGGCGGACGTAAGTCCTTCATCACCAAGCGTACCGAAAGCATGACCGAAGAACAGGGCATGTTTGATCTGGTTTCTTACGTGATCGAAACCAAGATGGCAGAGGCTGATGCCGCTAAGGATCGCGCTGCTAAGCGTGGCCAGCGTGAGTTCCTTGAGGAGCTCAAGAAGAAGAAGCAAATCGCTACTCTCGAGGGTCTGTCTCTCGAGGAGATCGATAAGCAGATTGCTGCGCTTGGAGAAGAGTAACTAAACCACGCCGCCAGGAGTTAATTCTCCTGGCGGCTTTCTTTTTATCTATGGATTTAATCGCATCGCTTGATACCTTTGAACAAAACTTATTAAAAATATCAGAGGAAGAAAATAAGTTTCCATTAGGTCTTAGTGAAGCTGAATTTAAGGCTTCATTTGTTCCTCAATTTTTAGCTACCATGGCTGCTAATAGATTTAATGATTATTGCGCCATGGATAAACAAGAAGAAATATCTTCTTTGCCTTTTGAAGATGCTGAATTTTTAGCTGAAGAGGTTTATAAAAAATATTACGAATTTAAAAATGGATAAAATTTTAAACTATATCAAAGAACAACTACAGCTTACCAAAAATCAGAAAACATATACTGATTGGGAAGAAGCTAGAAGAGAAGGAGCTGAAGGTGTTCTTGAAGATTTGCTAGAACAATTTTCAAAAGTTAATACCGAGGGCACTCAAACCAAAATCGAGTTACTGTACAACGGTGACTATCCCGGGCACCCATGTGTGCGTGTAAACGATAAATGGCTTGATTCTAAAGAAGAAGTATCTCTATGTAAATTCTTTAATGTTAACGACCTTAAAGAGTTATATGATAAAGTAGGGCTGTCCAAAGATTGGGACGGTACAATTAGCGAAGAGCATAAACCTTTTGAAGGTACGCTCTCAATTCATAAATAATATTTGCAATACTTAGTATTGTTGTGTTATATAAATTTGTACGGCAGTTAATACCTGTTGTGCAATAAGCGTGTGGCGGAATGTAAAACGCAATTTCGTAAGTATAGTGGGAAACTGACCAGCCCAACGTAACTTAGGTAATCAGTGAACTGTCAGTCTAGCTGAGAACGAAGTTGGAGTCTATTGCAGGTTCAAATCCTGCCACGCTTAAAATTAAATTGCTCTTAAAGCGCCCACGGCGTACCGAATGGTATTCTGTGACGGTTACAAGGCCGAATGCCTCGACTGGGTTTACAAAGTCGGTGCTGCTCTGCGCCTTTGCAGAGAACGTTGAGTAAGAGCAATATTGGAATGATATTAGTATAATGTTATTAGAGTAACTTCTTGGTAATAATATAAGTCAGCGAACAGGTTCTGCAAAACTTGTGGCGTCTGACCATCCCGATGAAACAATACCCAGCACATCAACAAGTACGCAGGCATGCAGAAGTTGATTGTGTCCTAAGTTGTAGGAGAGCGTCCAGGTAGAAATACCTGGGCGCTTTTCTTTTATATATTATGTAATATAAGGATCTACCAGATAAGGGCGTCCTTGCGGCGAAAACATAATATTTCCTGATCCTGCAATATCGCTTATATTAACAGGTCCTTTAGCAGTCTGCATAGTTGCAGTATTTGGTAACCCGCCTGCTCTAAAACTTTGGTATTTTTTAGCGGCAGGTATAGAAACTCTCTCCGGGTTCAGTGTAGATTTTTGAAATCTCTGTACAAAGTCTAGCCACTGTTTTTTATTACTAGAAGGTAGTGATAAAATTTCTTTTAGAATATTACCTGTAGGAGGTATTGGATTCAATCTTGGAATAGCATAACCTCTTCCACCTCTAATTACAGATAGAATATTCGGGAAGATATCCGAAGATGAAAATAGGTTTTCTATAGCCTTAATTCTTTTCTCATTAATAGGCGATGCCTTAGATGAAATTAATTTTAATGCTGAAGGACCTTGTCCTCCAGTAAAGCTTTCATAAACTCGCCCTTCTCCACCAGCGCCAAGCATCTTCGGTTTCCCGGATATGTCTTTTAATAATCTTGTTTTATTAACAGGAAGAGCAGCGATTAGTTTCTCTATACTCTGTGGCGACATTCCTTTAGCCAAAGCACGAACCCAAGCAGGTGATGCCTGTTTATTCATACCGCTAATTAAATTTATTTTATTTTTATTCACACAAATACAATAAACCATTAAAACAACATGACAATTGTAAAAGCACGCATTACAGAACAACCTAAATCGATGTTTGATCCCATGCCCGAAGTATGGGTTACATATGAAGATGGAGAAGAAGAAAAGCTCTTCTCTTATTATCCAGATGAGATTTCATTTGATGCCTCTGAATTTGTAGGCTTAACAAGAGAACAAGCAATGAGTCTGTATACTAAAAAAGATGTAGCGTATCTGAGGTCCTAATATGATTAAAAAAACTAAATTGCTATGGGCGTTTGAACGCGCTAGTGAAGCTCGCCCTGAAAAAGATATTGTATACCGTGTTGAAGATTGGCTTGGTATGTGGACGCCGATTATAAACAGAGCAGGATTAATTTTATCTTTAAGCGATCCTTATGGAAAAAAACAAGAAGCTAAGAAAATATGTGAGGCGCATTATCAAACACACTAGCTGTAGAAACAACTATATAAAAAATAAAATAGATAAAGATAAATGTAAAAATCTAGAAGACACGCATGATTAAAATTATTCACACCGCCGACTGGCATCTGCGCGATATGCAGTTTGGCAAAACCGCTCGCGCTCAAGACTTCACTGACTCAGTGTTCCGTATTGTGGACATTGCCGTTGAAAATGAAGTTGATTATATTTTATGTGCTGGAGATATCCTAAACTCCAAGCGTCCTAGCAGTAGAAATATTGCAGACTTGATTCGCCTGAACCAGAAGCTTCTGGCAAATAAAGTTAAGCTATTTGTTATCACTGGTAACCACGACAAATGCCATCCTTCCTGGATTAAAGTATTGCAGGAAGAAATGCAGGAGAATGGTCAATGCGCTATTTATGATATCGATTTCCAGCTTAAGCGTATTCAAAGCCGAGACGGTAATTACTATACAATCTATGGTGTGCCTGATATGGCTCCGGATGATTTCCGGGAGAAGAGCGTGGATTTTCCTGAAGCTGACTTCATGATGTTCCATGCGCTAATCAAGGACTTTGCAGCATTTGATGCTGGTGACAAAGTTCTCAAGGTCAGTGACCTACCATCAGATAAGTACAAAGCTATTCTACTTGGCGACATCCATGTTCATAAATACATTGATCTGGAAAACTGTGTAGTCGGTTATCCCGGCTCTACTGAGTTGTGCTCGCGTAATGAGAGTGTAAATAAATATGTAACGCTATTTACGTTGCAGGATAATGGTACTCTGGAAAGAGAATCCATTCCTCTGAAACTGAATAAGCCTATCATTGCTGAGGATGTGCATACTGTTGAAGAAGCTAATTCTTTGCTTATTAAAATTAATGAGCTAAAGGATCAGTATCCAACTATTCTGGTGCGTAAAGATCCTTCATTTACAGATCTGTATATGCGTATTGCTCGCATTGTAGACACTAGTAAATGTATTATCCGTGTCACCAATTTACAGCCCGCTGGGTTTAAACTTATTAATATTGTCAGTCGTAGAACTGATAATCCTGTAGGTAAACAACCTGTAGATTTTGTATCTGACTATTTCCCAAATGGTTCTGATATATTTGAATTAGCCCAGGCTCTTTGTGACCCCCAGGCAGCTGCTCCTCATCTGATTGAAAACTTCATAGACAAACGACTATATGCGAATCAAAAACCTGCTGATAAAAAATTTGGGTAAACACAAACATCTGGAGGCAACTCTAGATGGGTCTGTTGTAGGATTGATGGGACCTAATGGTTCAGGTAAATCCACCATTCTTAAATTAATTCATTTCCTGATTACTGGCTGGACACCCGCCAAGGAAACACAGGAATCATTTATCCGTAAAGTAGATCCAGACCTGGAAGTTGAACCTGCGTTTGGTTTAGCTGAAATGGAATTCTCTGCACAGGGAAACACATATAGGATTAGTCGCAAGATTGGATCTCCCTCTTCTAGAAAGCTTGCTAAGCTCGACAGTAAGGGAGCCGAAATCAAAGAAGACACCTATACTCGGGCAGATGAAATTCAGGCTACTTTAACTGATATTCTTGGTGCAGATAAATATGCTATTGATAATGCAGTGTTCCCGGAGCAGGGTGCCTTGGATAAAATCCTATTTGGCTCCCAGGCAGAACGTGAGGAGTTGTTGGTAAAACTTCTCCTACTTGGACACATGCAGAAGGTAGCAGATGTAGCTGCAGGTAAGATTAAAATACTAGGCTCTGAGATCCAGGACTTCTCGACTTTGCACGATGAGTTACAGGCATCTAGAAATAGCGCAGAAGTAGATCTAGCTAATGCTGAAGAACAGCTGATGCGTACTCGCAGTTATGATGCAGAAATTAAACTGTATGAAGACTGGGAGCGTGCAGTTAATGAGCTGACATCTAATTCATCTCATCTGCTTAATGCTAAAAATGCTGCGCGTGTAAATGATGAAAAAGCTAAAGCTACGTTGGACGAACAAGCTTCCAAACTTGGTTTAGTTTTGAAATCACCAGATGAGTTGGGCGACTGGATTGAGAAGCTTAAAAATAAAATTAAAGCTACACGCCAGACGGTGACCACACTGCAGGATACCAAAAGTAAAGCTGTGCAGTACAAGAGCATCAAGGAACGCGTAGATAATTATAATAATGATCTTACACAGCTCAAAGCTGATTGCCCTGCTGCTGTAGACCCTAACTTGATTTCTGCTCTTGATATGGGAATCCGGGAGCAGCAGAATCGAGAACATTACAGATCACAGATCGCTGATGCTACTACCAAAGGTAAGGAAACTCGAGACAAGATTGATAGACTTACCGAAATTGTTAATGAGCTATCCGCTGAGTTGAAGGATGTCGAAGATAAAGAACAGGTCTTATCTAATGAGAGATCATTGTTCAAAACTATCACCGATACCTGTAAGCTTGCGCTAGACAGTGGCTGTACTGCTGATTGTCCTGTATGTGGCGAAAATGTATCTCATGAAAAACTGAGGTCCAGATTCGAAACATACAATACAAAACTAATGGAAGCTTCCAATAAGCTACGCGATATTGGTGCTATTCACGCTCAGACGAGTAAACAGCTGCGTGAAATGCAGCATGACCTTACTCAACGGCAGACGTTACTGACTGTTTATATTAAACAGTATAAAGATAACAAAGCATTACTTGATGCTGGTGAAGATCAGGATGTGCAGGCTCTAAAAGCTGAGTTTACACGTCTAAATAATATCAATGCTAAGCGTGCTTCTGATATCAAAAATATAGAGAAGATTGAATATGAAATTAAGAAATTAGAATTTGCTCTTCAAGGTTACACCGAAGAAGAAGTTAAAAGTTTCAATGAGTTAGACCTTACCGCTTTGGATAAAGAGGTAGTTGAACTCAATGATAAGGTCGAGCAATGGAGCTCTAAGCTGGATGAGTTGTCTAAAACTTATATGACGATCAACCAACTTATTTCAGCTAGAGAAACGGAGATTAAACGCTCCGAGGAATTTGCTGCTGCATGTGAAAGCTTCGCTCTAAAAAGGGATGCAATCTTTGATTCTTTTCCGCCGCAACTAAAGCACTTAGTTGAGCAAGGGGGTGAGATAAAAGACACTCTGATAGAGAACAATAAAATATTTAATCAACTGGAAGCAAAAGCTGCACAGCTTAAAGTCCAAGCCAATGGTATACGTAAACGGTTACGTGAAATTGAGGAAAAGATAAAACTAGATGCAGAGAAGCGTGCTGTTATTCAAGAGTTACAGCGCGTGGTACATGCATTCTCAAGACAAGGTATTCCCATGTCTTATGTTCAACATAAGTTTGATAGCCTTGTTAGTATGACTCAGGACAATCTGGAAATCATGGATGCGAACTTCGCTATTATTCCGCATCCAGCGAAGCCAGTGAGTCTGCAGTTCTACCGCGTAGATGAACCGGGCCAGGTATTGTTCGATCATGACAAACTGTCAGGCGGTCAGAAGGTTAGGCTATCTATTGCCTTCCTTCTTGCTGTTCAGCAGCTAGTTATCCCCGATCTGGGCTTCTTAGTATTAGATGAGCCTTCTACCCATTTGGACGAGGAGGCTAGAGAAAATTTAAAAGAGCTCTTGCTTAATCTGAATCAACAGCTAGAAAGTACGGATACTCAAATTCTCGTCTGCGATCATGCTAGAGAACTGGAACCTGCTTTTGTAAATGTAATTCAACTATGAGTGATGTAGCTACTCTGTATAATGTGAAGATCAAACTGACTTCTTCATGGCTGGGCAATCAAAGAACTCGAGAAAACGTACGTCGTTTTCGCCGGGATCGAGATGGTAAACTTGCTGTAGATATGGCTCAATGGAGCTGGACCTTTCAGCAAGCTGCCGAAGCTTTGCATATGTCAGACATTGATACGGATACTATTCGTCCACAGATGAATATCGATCCTCCATCTTTAGTTTTATACAGACGTAACTACACTCACAAAAATAAGCAGCAGCACGAAATGTTTGAAGCCATTCGCGAAAACTGTGTTTTAACAATCAAAGTTTTAGTGACGGCTACAGACAAGCAAGATAAGTTTGCTCCAGATCTGGCTAGGCTCAGAGACATATTCAAATTCACTGGTATGTTTCTGGGTCTCAGCCCTTGGGGCGGTCAATACGGCTATGGTCGTTTTGATGTAGAAGACATAACCCCATTGTAAAACAACAAACATTAAAATAATATTATGGCAGAAAAATCTCTAGATGTAACTTCAATAGCAGACGCTCAACAAAAAGTCTCAGACATACAAGTCGTAGGTAATGGTGATTTATTTAAGGTGCTGTGCAAGGCCTCGTCCAAATCTCAAGGCTGGATGAAGTCTACAAAAGCTATGCAGTTGTATAACGGTTGTGTGGTGCAAGTCACTACACAGCAAGGCGACAATGTAGCGGAGGCACTAACCTTTGTTCCTGATGTGTACATCGTTCCTGACGTGAACGGAGGTCACAGGCTTATGGTAAAAGGAGAAGAGTACCTTTAAGCTTATTTGTAAGCAGTAATGTTTAATTCAAATATAATACGGGATAGTAATATGTCCCGTATTATATTTTATTATGTGATGAAATCAGACCTCTTTAATTTACTTATCAGAAATAATAAATTTGAATGAGACAATGAAATGACACAAGAAGAAAAAAATATCAAACTAGCTGAGGCCGATGGTTGGAAACTGGAGTGGAGAACCATCAGAGGTAAGCGAGTTAGGCGCGCAGTCAAAAAGGCTCCAGGCGTAGTATATCAAAGAGAAACTTTCTTTAACTACTTTGAAGATTTGAATGCGGTGCATGAGTTGTGGCTATCATTACCAAGAGTAAGTCGAATACTAGTTGTAGCTAACTTAGCAGACATGCTCGGCCTACCAAAAGGCGAAGAAGACGAAATCGGTGAATTGGAGGAAGCATTATTTTCCGCCACCGCCGCGCAACGCGCCGAAGCAATAGGTAAAACTTTAAAACTATGGTAAACTATGAAACAGGAAGAAAAAAATATCTTACTTGCTAAGGCCGATGGCTGGCGACTTCGCTGGCAAAACAGAGGTGGTGGTGATTTATTCGATGAAAAACCAGATGGGCATGCCTGGCAAGTTTGGACACCGCCTCAAAAATGGTGGGATACCCTCGCTGGAAAAACGGCAATACGAACTGGTGATTTTTCTATTTGCGCTCCACCTAATTATTTTGAAGATTTGAATGCAGTACATGAGTTGGAGGAGCTGGTTTGGATTGATCGATATCGTTACGACTACAACAATAATCTTGACCGTGTGGTTGGCGCAACTCCAGTAAAAGGCCACGAAAGTAAGGTCGGACCTTGGTTTTATGAAGGTACTAAAGCACGTCGTGCCACCGCAGCCGAACGCGCCGAAGCAATAGGTAAAACTTTAAAACTATGGTAAACTATGTTTGAAGGATTTGATACAGGCTCACCATGGGGCGATGAAGACGGGCAACCAGAACCACCGCCTCCTCCTTGGTATATTCAAATTCTAATTTTGATTACAGTAGCTGCAATTATTTGGGCTATTTACGAAGGTATTAAAAGTTTATAATAATGAGTAAAGAAGTACATCTCATGTGGGATGATTCTGTACTGACTATTGCCCCGTCCAGCCCTGCGCTGGAAAAGTTTCTAACTTATCGGGAAAAGACGTTGGCTCAGGATCCAAAATGCCCATGGAAAAAAGTTACCAAGGTAACTGTAAATCCTTTATATAAAGTCGTCAGCCAGCAGAATGGATACAATGTTATCCAAACCATGCAGGGCATGTGGCTTAAAGTAAAAACATTTCTAGAGACGAATGGATGGGATGTAAAGTTCTATGACATGCGCATAGCCTTCCCTAAACCTCGTTTAGATTTAATGTGTGGTTTCAGGTTTAAGCAGCAGGAATTGCTGACTTCATTTTTGAACACCAACTGCAGCGGCTTACTTGGTGCGCCCACGCGGTACGGAAAAACGACATTAATTAAAAATACATTAAGAGCATTTCCAAATGTTCACACTGTAGTCACTGCTCCCGGTGCAGATCTAGTTAAACAGCTTTATGAGGATGTTAAAGAAGCACTCCCGCATAGAGAGGTTAAACTTATTGGCGCAGGTTCAAATAAGAGTCCATGCGATGACATCAATGTCGTTAGCATGGATAGCTTACATAAGTGTGACGCTGCTGCTTGTAAATTATTATTGATTGATGAGCCGCATGCATGTGTCACAGACAGTCGTTTACCTGAACTGACTAAGTTTGATAAGGCACGTCGCATTGGCTATGGCGCTACACTTAAAGGTAGATTCGATCAACGCGACATTCTAATTGAAGCTTTGATTGGTCCCGTAATTGCAGAACGCACATTCCAAGAAGCTGTAGCTGAAGGTGCTGTGTGTCCTCTAATTGTATACATGATTGTCATACCTTTAACTGGTCATGCCGATGATCGTGATCGCGCGTACAAGGCGCATTTATTTAAAGGCGAGCGTGTAGCAAAAGCTGTGCGTTGGATTTGTCATGAACTTCTTCCTCAGGACTGGCAGACTCTGCTTTTTATTAAAAATGAAGAACAGGCTGAATACTTTTTAGATTGGGTTGGGCAGGATGGCACTATTGCCATGGCCAAACGCATGACTAAAACAGAGCGAGAAGAGCTCATGGAGAGAATGCGTGGTGATGAAATTAAACGCTGCCTGGCTAGCGAAATCTATGCGCAGGGCGTTACATTCAATCATGTCCGTTCTCTTATTAACCTGAGTGGCGGAGGAGCGAATACATCTACAATTCAGAAACCTGGCAGACTTGCAGAAGTTCGTCCAGATAAGAAGTGTGGCGTAGTATTCGATTTCTTCTTTACCCCGGGAACTGGGAAGGGTGGCGGTATACAAGCTTTATACAGAGAGTCTATGGCTCGAGTTAAAGCTTATACTGAAAAAGGTTATGAGATTATTTTCGTAGACAGTTATAATGAGCTTGAGTCTTCGTTTAAGACTAAAGCTATATGAACATGTCGCATAAAAGATTCAATATGATTCATCTGTTACGCAACCTCGCTAGATTTTTTACTAGCTATCAAATAGCTTTACCTTGGAAGATAGGAGACACAGTCGTCGATGACCTGACAATGACCTTGGCTAAAATTCAAGGTATTGAATGGTCAGAGGGAAAAGTTATTGATTCCAAAGGACGCAGGCAGCATTATTCTGGCTGCGTAGTCCTATGGTTAGACAATGATTATCTTGACGGAGGTCGTCATCCATGGGAAGTAAGTGACCCACTATCAACTGAGGAAATATCTAAATGGGACGTATCTCTAAAAAATTACAGGAAGAAAAGCCAAGGTGGTTAATGACCCCTGAAGAGTTGGATCATGCTGATGGCTGGTTCATCTATCGTAGGTTTAAAAATAAAACAGAAATGGCTGTCTTTGTTAATGATCCTGGCAACATCGTTGACTTAGACCATCGCTATCCTATAGAAAATTATAGACGTAAATTAGATATAGATAAGCACTACATTGCACTACTGAGACGTTAATGAACGATGATCGCCTAGACGCTGTTGCTAGAGAAATTCGTAGCCATTACATAGAGAGAAAGCGTGCATTATACAACGACACCTACAAGGTGAAAGCTGGTGACTTTGTTCACTGGCAAAAAGCTGCAAGACTATGCGAGGAGTTAAAAGCTGCTCCAGAAGTATTTGTAGATGCTGCCTTTTCTCAATGTCGGTCTACGCTTGGTCCTTTTCCAAATGCGATGTATGGGCCTGCATGCCGTAACTGGTACACAGCCCATACCGCAGCACGAAAGGCTTATAGACAAGCTAAAGATGCCGCAGAATTAGCAGGGAGAGATCCCATGTTTGATGCTGAGTCAGATAGTAGCGTTGTCGATTTAAAATATGAAATTGATTTTGTTGAGCGCTCTTTAATTAGGTTAACCGGGACTAAACAAATTAATGCTGTCACTATTGAATACTTGAACAGCTTGACCACAAGCTACCCAGCACACATTCGTGTTTTGCTTGGGAATGGTAATGATAAGATAAAATTATTCTTCGGAAAAGATGCCTTAGATTTTTACAACACAAGGCCGCATATGTATCGCGCAGCCCAAACCCTTGGTTATCCAATTAGAGATATTTTGATATGGCTAAGTGCTCGAAACAATTAGAAACTTATATAGACAACAATTACAAATGGTTCGAACAAGCCGTTGTAGCTGTTTGCAGAACAAATCTTCAAAGTTTTAAAAAATTCAGCCCAGTGCTGTGTTTAAAGTCTGGGTTTAAAGATAAACATTCAGATGATTTTGAGGAACACTATCACAACATAATCTATGATGCCATTCGTGGATATAATAGTTTATTTGAAGGTGCTAGCGAAAGCGTATTCAGACCTATAGGTACTCAACAGTTACAAACCATGCTCCATGAGCGTGCTAGTAAAGGCGAGATTGTAGGGTTCTCTGAAATTCCAGATATTATTAAATACTTTGTAGAAGCTATTGAGCCGTTCCCTGGCGGGGAAGACACAGCGTATATAGTTAATACAGGTATACCATATTATCTAAAGAACATTAGAGCTAAGAAGATTATTAACAGTGCTTCTTTGCTTGGTGCTAATCTGGATGATTTGACTTTGTTATGTGAAGCGGATGTTACGCTTATCAACAAGCTAGATGACGGAGGTAAACTCCTCATTGATATCCCGGATAGAATTGAACTCGCTGACATTTCTGAGTTTGATGATCCTAACAAAGTTCTTATTGAAACTTTAGATTGTGACATACCTAAATTGAATGAAACTATTTCTTCATTCAGAAAAGGGCATGCCTATTTATTTATCGGAGGTACTGGTTCTGGTAAAACTATTATTGCTTGCCAGTTAGCAGCTGCTTTCTCTTATATTAATGGAGCATCTGGTTTGTATATCTCTACGGAGCAAAAACACGACGAGCTATACAGACGTATCGTTTCTAATAAGTGCAGTATTCCACATCGCACTATTAGTAATGGGATTTTTAAAGATAAGCTTACACCTAATGAGCTTCAGAGATATTTAGATTTCAGACAGAAGGCAAACAACCTTAACTCTGGAGATGCTCAATTTATTAACTGGGGTAACTTTCAAAAACAGGCAGACATCAACATGATCAAAAAGATTGAAGATGAAATTGACCTGTATGAAAAAGATAGCGGTAAGAAAGTTGAATATGTAATTCTTGACTGGATTGGCGGTGCGTTGGGATCCATGGCAGAAGCGGGAGATAAAACTCGCCACATCTACCAGGCTGCAGCCGACGCGTTAGAAGAGCTTTGCCGTAAAAGAAATTTTGTGGCTATTGCTTTTGCTCAGGCTGTACCATCATCCGTTAATAAAGTTAAGATCGATTCACAAGATCTTTCTGAGTGTAAAACCATGGGCAGAAATTATTCTGCTATCATTGGTATATCCAGCTTGTACTCGGAAGAGTATGCCAAGCAGGTAGATCAAGAAAAGAATAAGAAACGCAAAGATTATAGGGTGGGCTCTGAATTAGACGAAGCCGCTACCTATGGCACGAAGCAGTTCTTATTTATTTCAAAGTCTAGGTTTGGCGATCCAAAAGCTGTGCCATTCAAAAGAGAATACGAGTATCAAAGAATCGCACCATGGGTGTGAAAAAAACTTCACATTTGTGTTGCGCGACCATCGCGCCTTGCTAACATCGCGCCCCTTATGCTTTGGAAACCTTGTGCCTTCGTTAAGACTGAAGAGAGACCTCGCCGTCCTGTGGCTCATAATACGTTGAGTATTCCTGACCACATGGTGATCGCCTCTGAAAGCGATATTCCTGTTCTATCCATAGCGTTGAATTTCAACAGCTTGGAAGAGAGGACTAAAGCAGAAGTTCTTGCTCTGATTCAGCATATGAATCAGCAGGGTAAATTCGTTTCCAAAGAATGGGTGTTTACACGTCTTAACTTCAAAGCACGTAAAGCAGATGACATCTTTGCTGAGCTAAAGCGTGAAGGTAAGATTGAGGATTTCCTTGCAGTACGTGGACCACGTCAGCACGGAACCTATTGGCGCATAGCAGGCAAGAAGGCGCAAAGAGAAATGCAAAGAGTGCATGCATCGATACGCCGCGCTCGCCGCGCTACTATTTTGGAGAGTATTAACTCTCCTGAAGGTTCTCTGGAAATCAGAGAAGAAGCCCAAGCAAATTCTATTTCCGGGGATGACTTGGAAAAAGAATTTGAATCTGTAGAAAAAATATCATTGCGTCATCAAGCGACTTCCCGGAACCATGAAAATGGAGCTCCGGGAGATGGCTTGGAAGGAACGCATTACACAGAGGCAGGATGCTTTGAACGTCTATCAAACCCGGAACGTAATCCTACGGAATACGCTCTCATTGAGAAACTTGCAGAAGCATCTGATGACAAAATGCTTACCCCGGCAGCAGCTAGAAGTGCTGCTAGAAGAATCGATTCAGGCGTCATAAATAAAATGTCTGTCGCCAAGATTTGTAAAATTATTGAATCTAAACAGTTGGTTTACAGTCTTTTAGATTTGATTCGTAACTTTGATGAAATCCTCAAAGATAATTGTGATACTATCAGACCCGGTGAACTTGATTATATTAATGACCAGATTAATGAGATGGCTGAGGGAAGTTCTGAGAACTATGTCTTCAAGGAAATTGCTTTAGCTTCTAAGATGCTTCGTGAACTTGATTCAAATGTTGAAAAGCTGACCTACAATGATTATTATAATTTTGTTAGATCCTATTCAATCCCTGTCTATGCTAAACTCGTTGCTCTAAGTCTGTCTAAATATTATAAACCTAGTATCATTAAGTTGTTAGCTGTTGAATTTGAAAAAACTCTGTTTTCTGAAATTGCTGCTAATCTGTCTGTATATAATTTCTTAGTTAACTTTAAAAAGTTTAATTTTATTAATTGGTCTGATTTTGCTGAGCATCGCCGTGAAACTGTTGATAGCCTTAGATGTACTTTATTCATAAACAAACTTCGCAACAGAAAACTAGACATGTTCGCTAGTCAGTTGCATTTCTTTGACCGCCTATATGCACACGGAAGTCAATACAACTCAGGGTCTATCCTCGAGCACGATACCGAGGGATATTCTGATACTAGCGGAAGCTTTGAGCCGCTTACATGGACCTGCGGTAATTCGTAACGAGTCCAACGGCTTTCACATTTATTTACCCTCTCCTGAATGTTTAAAAACAGACGGGAGAAAGGAAATACAAAGTAAGCATTTAACTGTAAATGCTTCTAGATATAAACAGACAGATGATTGGATTCAAAAGCATGGGCATTTAAGAGATGACCTTGCTAAAGACTACAGTGCTGTCTGTCACAAAACTAATACCAAGTATAAGGTATCTGATTTGTTAAATGAGAGAAAGTATCCCACTCTAGAAAAGAGAGGGTTACAGAATATATCTTCTAAAATTATTCAGGCTGCCACACAGCGGGCTGATAGTTTAGTAGATGATGGTAAGGGTAACCTGATTCCTATGGATCCAGGGGTAGTTATTCCAATTACTGATTTACCGCCACTTCATCCTGCTGTTGTATATCTAAAAGACAGAGGGTATGATTTGAATCTTTTGTACACGCAATTCAAGTGTTCATTCTGCACACAAGAAAATCCGGAGAATGCCGCAAAAGGTATTTTCTATAAAAGACTACCGCTTGACTTCAAAGACACGCCGCAAGGAAGAATAGTTTTCTATTCTTTTATTAACGGTGTTCAAGTTGGGTGGCAGGCCCGTATTATTGAACGTGTAGAAGGTAATCTAAAATATTATCTTCACCCGTATAAAAATAATTGGGTAGCGACTGAACAGAAGCATGCAGAGACTGGTAAATGGGAACCAATTCCCGGGATAGAAATTAAATTAGATGGCTATACCATAGAATGGAAAGTTGCTAAATATAAGACAGCGTTTGGTATGCAGCGTAATGAAACCCTTATGGGTGTCGATGCTGCTATCAAATTCAATAAAGTATTAGGACTTAAAAAACCTACTGCTTTTATTGTGGAGGGTCCTTTAGACGCAGCTCGTATTGGTCCAGGATGTGTTGCACTTCTTGGTAAGTATATGAGTGAGCGTCACGCTGACCTGCTGGTTAGTAAATTCAAAAGACTAATTGTTGTTGCTGACAACGACAAGGCAGGCAAAGAGATGGCTAATAGAATTAAACAATTGATGAGTGAGAGAAATGTTGAAGTTGTCTTCGTCGACATTCCTGAGCAATACAAGGACGTTGGCGAAATGACATACGATGCAGCACTTAATTTGGTATACAAACATATAAACTGACATGAGCACACAGAGCACACACATGATTAATGAGATTAACCACCGCGTACGCAGTGGAGGTATGTACTGGAAACAGTATAATATTTTAAAAGTGAATGTATGGTATTTTGCTTCAGAGGCTAGACTTGCAGATACATCACATCCTAAATGGTTGATTACTAATACTAATTTAGCCAAGCTTCTTAATGTAAGCGCAAATAACTTGGCTAGTTATAGAAACTTAGTTTCAGATACTCAGGCTATTTATCATGACGATGCGCCGACGCATTTTGTTTCTGATGCTATCAAAACAACGAAGCGTACACGTCAGTTGATGTGGACTCTTTCTGGTGTGGATTTTATTCTTAACAAGTCTGGTATTCGTTTGCATGATCTGACCAAAGCTAATATGCTTTCTTGGCTTGCCAAACAGGCTGCTTCGTATGGAGTTGCATTATCTCCTGTGCAGCAAGATTTACCTATTTTCTCGCAGCCAGCACCTGCGGTTAAAGATGCGCCTATTAGTCCACGGATTAAATCTGTGGCTGACGCTAAACAAAATATTATTGAAGCTGTTCATTATATCGTTGATATTATTGATCAGCTATGGATCGAGCGTAACAAGCGCCGTGAGTTAGAGGTAGAAGTAGCAGCTCTGCGTGATCGGCTTTCTTCAGCAGTTAGTAAGGGTGCTCCTGCGCCTGCTCCTAAACCAGTTAAGCAAGATACTAAAATTCAAAACTTGAAGTTTAGTTCTAATAAAAATCCAGACATATACATCGCCGCTAATGAAAGCCTAAGTCAGTATATTTCTAGAAAAGGTAATAAGCATCACAAAGCCGAGCAGCTTACTCGTATGGGTCTACTGAATAGTGATCAGATTTACTCTCTGTTCTCTAGTTTCTGGACTGATCCTACTAATAACAAACTTATCAAGAAGGCTAAGTTTCAGGATGTGTTGCGTGATGTGTTTCATATGAAACATTCCACGCATCGCACGCCAATGCTTAAATCAGAAATGATTAGAGACAACATGGCTATCGTGTGTCAGGTGTTCTGTAAAAAGAAACCTAATCCTGTTGATGATCACGGGAACAAATTGGAACTAGACAATCCTGCCTATGTATCCAGTCCTGAACCTTGTGTTCGTTTTCAGACACGTTACACATCGAAAGCTATTGACTATCTGAAGAAAAATTGGTACATGCTGCTTGAATCATCAAGTGGACAAAAAATTAAAGCTTAAACTGACCGCCAGACTGGCTCATCTAGAGAAATTAATAGATGAGCCAGTTATGGAAGATTTCGATTCAGGCCTTCGTGCCGGACATTGGGAAGAGATAGTATTTATAACAGAGGTTTTGAAAGAATATGGAGAATCAAAAGAAGGACAAGGTAATACCTGTTCCTGATTATACTCTCCCACCGTTACCTCTAGTTGAAAAGACTGGGTCTATACGTGGGCACAACGGAGTAACATTTGTTGCTGGTCAGGGTAGTCAACCTTCAGATATAATGTTTATTGCTTCTTGCATATCACCGCAGGAGGCTAGCAGATTTATTAAAGGCAGGGATGGGAATGAAGGTGTGCGAGTTCAGCCTCGTTATCTTCGCTCAGACGCAGGAGTTATATTTACTGATATTTTTAATCAGGAAGGTATAGACCTGTACAAGTGTTATTATACAGCTTTGGTTAAGTGGCTTTTGCCAAAGAACGAAAGAACTAAGATACCAAAAGATATTGTTAACTGGGCGCTTCCATCTTTAGAGGCGGAAATACAAGCGGTTAATCCTAAAATCATTGTATGTATAGGTAAGCCTATATTTGACCTGCTATCTAACATCAAGCTTTCGCTGAGCGATGCTAAGAGTGGTTGGTTCTACAATGAGAAGTACAATGCTAAGTTGTACCTGATTGACGACACATACAAGCTAGTCACTAACCCGGAATACATTGAAAAGTTCCGGGTAGAAGCTAGAGAAATTAATAGGATGCACGATGAGATATGCAATATATCTACCGGACGCATTCCTCTTGAGTATGAGACAATTACTAACTCCTCAGATTTAAAACGCGTAGTAAGTAATTGGAAACAAAATAGTTTTACTGTAATCAGTGTAGACTGTGAGTGGGCAGGTAACAATCATATAGATGGTAAACTGCGCAGTACTCAGTTTTGCTGGGCTCCAGGAAAAGCTTGTTATGTTCGCTGGATGGATGACAAAGGTAATTACGTCTTTGACATATCTTATAAAGAAGCCGGTGCTATACTTTCTGAATGGTTAGATAAGGAATATGTTAAATACATAGGTCATCACTTCGCTGCGGATGCTCCTTGGCTACATCATGTGCTAGGGTTGAACTGGTATGAGAAATGTATCTTCGATACTGAGTTTGCACAGCAGACAGCTAATGAAGCTGAAGACCTTTCTTTGGAACGCATAGCCATGAAATACACTGACCTGGGGCGTTATGACCTAGATCTGGTTTTGTGGGTAAAGCAAAATAAAGCTTTAATGGAAGATGGTGGTTATGGTGCGATACCTGACGACATACTTATTCCATATGCTTGCAAGGACGTGGACACAGTGTTCCGTGCTTGGCCGTTTATTTATCGTAGTCTGCAGATACAAGATCTTGTAGATTATTATGATAAAGTTTTCCATCCGTTTGTTACGGATGTGTTTATAAGCTTTGCCTTGGTCGGCCTCCCAATGGATGTCGCTACAATGGACGAGCTTAGAGTGTTATATACATTTGCTAGAGACAAAATGGAAGCTATCCTACGTGAAGATATTCACATAGAGGCTAAGAACTTTGTTCTCGTAGCATTTGCAACCAGGTTACCTCCTGAGATTGCATCTGAGAAATATCTAGAGTTTATTTCTTTAGTTGTTAACTCTGAGCATACAGAGGCTTGGGCTATTCTCAAAAGCGCGGCCAAAAAGCCCGATGATGTGCCTAAGCTGAAGTCTATCTTTGATCACTACATTGATAGCGCTCACTTTAATATTAGATCTGCTGCGCATCTTAAACGCTGGCTATTTAATGTTAAAGGGTATGAGCCGATTAAATCGACTAGCAACAAAGAGAAAGGTCTTCCTGCTACATCGTGGGAAAAGATTATGGCTATGCCTCCCGAGGCACAGAAGAATTATAATCCAGCTGTGGATAAACAAACTCTACAGATTCTGTCAGAAAAAAATAACGATAGGATTCTACGTAAACTTCTACAGCTGAACGCTGTGGGTAATATCTGCAAAGCTTTCCTCAAGGAAGCTGATGTGGATGCTGACGGTAATGTTGTAAAAGAAAATGGTCTTCATTTTTTCCTATGCAGTGACAACCGGGTGCATGGGCAGATGAGTACAACGGAAACTGGACGGCCTCGTAGTTGGAAACCCAACTCACTAAACTGGCCCAGTTATGTTAATTCTATGATTTCCAATGGTATATCGGATCTATTCGGTAAACTAAAGGAAAGAGGTGAACTACCAGAAGAGTTTGAGAAATTTATTATTAAGGATGAGAAGGGTGAGTATAAGAGTAAGGTGCCTTCTATACGTAGCTGCGTTAAAGCTCCTGAAGGTTGGTGCTTCGTAGAGTCAGACTATCAGACTGCAGAAATTAGAGGACTAGCATTTATTTCAGGCGACAAGAACCTGATTGATATTGTTTGTAATCCTGACCTAAATTTTGCAGTAACGAAGGACGACAAGAAAGTTCGTCTGTCTTTCCCTCCAGAAGTATTTCCTCCTTCCGCTCAGGAAGAATATAAACATCTACTAGTATCCCCGGATGATCCCTCCCTAATAAGAAAAGATGATGGTTCATTGAAAAATCCAAAGCAAGACCTTCACTGGTCTCTAGCTGAGATGGTTCATATTAAACCAAGAGAAGTGCTTGATGAGAAGAAGGATCGTGGTGCCGCCAAGGTTGGTAATTTCAGTTCCGCCTATGGTGCCTCGGCCTCAACTCTAGAGCGCAAAATTGAACAGGATACAGGAAAGAAACCTGAGGAAGGTACTGGTCTACGGTTGCTTAAAGCGCTTGAAAAGCGTCAGCCTGTAGCTCAAGACTTTCTGATAAAGATGGAACGCGTGCCAGAGAAGCCGGGTTATTACCGTGCAGCCTCTGGTCGAATCCGTCATTTCTCTTCCCACGATCCAAAATATCTAGATGACATAGACGAACATTTGACTATGGGTCTCTTCAAGTCTATGGGTAGGGAAGCCCGCAACTTTCCAATGCAAGAGAGTGTAGCAGCTACAGCCGCGAGAGCAGGCAAGTGGCTACTAGACACTTACATAAAGTTAAAAATGCAGGCCAGACCCTTGATTATTTTATATGATTCCGTTGTTACTCTTTGTCCACTTGAAGAACGATTTAAGGTTGCACAACTGCACCAGCTCTTTATGACGGATGAGAACACATGGGAGTACCACGGGAGAAAAATGAACTATCCTATTGATACCGACTTTGTGTATCGCTGGTCTGCAAAGCCAGATAAAAATGATAAAAAATTGCTAGAAGATAAAACTTACAAAACCAACTGACATGTCATTCATTCCTACTGATTATTCACAAATTCAAAAGCAGCTTAAAGCCGAAAAAGAAAATAGCTACTGGGGTGGCTATTTTAAAACAGGTGTTTACGGCGGCACCCCTACACAGAAGAAATCTTATTCTGGTAGAATTCTACCAGCATTTAATTATGCGTTGTCTCAGGCCGATTCAGAATTCCAAACTTCTTGGATGCCTTATCGTAATGCAGACAACATCGATACAGAAACCAATCAGCCAGTTCTCAGCGCTTTCTTTGCTGTAGTTGGTGCTTATTCTTGGTTCGGTAATAAACAGGTATCCTTCCTGAGTCCGTCCACTCTACGTTTTACTCACAGTATCTCGCGTGGTCCTGAGCTCATTGATCCTGTGCAAGATATTCGCAACTTCGCCAAGAAGCACGATGATCCTGCTATCCGTTCTTTGACTGAGCGTCCTGAGAATAAGAAAGATGCCAAGATTGTCATCCCTTATCCTCAGCGTCGTTATGTATTTAATTTCTATGGAACAAACGGAGTTGACCGTAATCATAAAAATTATTTGATCGATGTCTCGCAGAAAGCATTCGAAGATTTGGCAGGTAAGCTGTCTGAATGGCGTCCTGCTCATGAGCAGACCATTGATCCTAACTGGCCTCATTATCTTTATGGTGACATCACCGATCCGAAGAATGGTATATTTGTGGAAACCACATCTATCCCATCCAATCCGCAGCCATTTAATGGTTTCGTATTTACTACCGGGTCTCACAAATCTCTAAAGGGTGTTAGACAGTTCCCTGTTCCACCAGAAGCTCTTGCTGGTCGTTATCATCTGTATGGTGACAACTCCGCCTTCAAGATTATGGGCGCGCAGGAGATTGTTGAATTCCTCGTAGAGGATGGTGCAATTCCTTATCATCTGATTGAGGAAGTCTGCAGCAACTATGCGCATGTTCCTGCTCGTCCTAGCAGAGCCAAGGTGTTCCCTGGTTCTGTGTCGGAAGAAGAAGACATGGATTCCTATCGTCCCCCGGTAGTTAATCCGTACATGCAAAAACCTGCTGCTCCTGTTCAACCAGCTGCACCAGTTTTTGTTGCTCCTATCGCACAAGAAACGCCGCCATGGGAGGAGCCAGCGCCGACTCCGGTTGCTCCTCCGCCCCCGCCACGGCCAGCAGCTCCAGAACCTAGATTCTGGGTTTCTATGAATGGGAACATTGAAGAGGCTATATACACCAGTACTGAGGTGCAAAATCTCATCTTCAAGAATCCTGGACGTACGTTCAGCGTTTGCAGTACTGAACAAAATAGCCCGTGGCAATCGCCTAGTGAAGCGGGGTTCTCAACTCCGCCAACAAGCAAGCCAACGCCGCCGCCTCTTCCGAGTGCTCCTGTAACTGCAGTACCTCAACCTGCTGCAGTACCTTCTATTCCTGCTATGCCTAGTGCTCCCCCGCCAGTACTACCAGCTAAACAGGCAACTTCTTCGGTTTCTGATTTAACACCAGAAGAGCTAGAAGAATACAATTCGTTAAAGGAAGGATTTGGCCGAGGTTCGCTGTCGACAATGGAACTTACTAAGTTCGTGAAGTACGCCAGCAGAATCGAGAAGGCTTAATTTTAGCTTCAGACGTGCTGCATGGAAACGTGCAGCACGTTAACCTTTATTATTAAATATTTTATGTCTGTAGAAATTACTAAAAAACGCAGAGGTCGCCCACCGGGCTCCGCCAAAAAAGATACAGCTCACGAACTAGCTGTAGAGTCTATAGTAGATAATGACGTTATTGAAAGTCCACCAGCCCCGGTACCAGGGGTTAATATTGATTATGGCTTTCACTTTCTAGACAGTGAAGAGGACTATGGTGACAAATTTAAAGTCGCTTTAGATGGTGCTGTTTCTTCTAGAAAGAATCAAAGCGTAAGCTTCAAGAAGATGTCTGAGATCCAGGAAGGTTTCGCCTTCCCGTTCAAACATTTCTTGCTTCAATATGCGGTGGGACAATACGGCGTACCTCCTCAAAAAATTATAGATATTATCGGTGCAGAAGGTATCGGTAAATCTACGCTTGTGATGGATATGCTTGGTAGTGCTATGGATGTAGGGTGTCCTGCCCTTTATCTGGAGTGCGAGTCAAAGCAGATTCCACCACCTCGAGTTATGCGGGCTTTACATCCTAGTATTACTCGAGCTTATAAAATGCTTAACCGCTTGCGTGTAGAGCCAGTGAATTCTCTGGACCACATGTGGCAAGCAATGAAAGACTTCGTGTATATTGCCCGAGGAACTAAGGGCACAAAGGATACGCCACGCGTTCCTATGCACGTACCAATTGTTATCGCTGTTGACCCGTGGTCAAAGTTATTAAACCCTGACGAGGCTGCAGGTTTTTATAACTACGGTGATAATATGTCTGATGCTAAGAAGAAGAAATTCAAAGAGATCAATGAGGGTTCAAATCTTGGGCATGCCAAGTGGGCTCATAAGTGGTGTCGTCTTCTTCCTGCATTTCTTAAACAGTACAATGTTGTTCTAATTATTGTACACCATCAAAATGATAAGATTGATATGGGTGGTAGCGGTCCGTCGTTCATGACGCCGGAATCTAGTGCTTTATATAATAAGACTCGTATTGGTGGTAAAGCTTTGCATCAGAACACTGCGCTGACATTGATTTTGTCACGTAGAGGTTTGGCAAAGAATGGTTCAGGTGATGTCACCGGGAACCTTATTAGTTGTCGTGTGGGTAAGAATTCCCTTGGTCATGACAATGTTAAGTTTTTCTATGAGCTGCGCACAGGTTTCTATAATGATACTCTGACGCACATGGATCCCGCAATCAATTTTAATATTGGTTTTGCTACCATGTGTGCGGAACAGAAATGGATGAGCACATCTGTTAAAGGTTCCAAATTCTCTAGCCCGGTGCTGGGAGTTACAGAAGTATCTGCAGATGAATTCTGTGAAGCATTTAATGCTAACCAGGAAGTGAAGTTTAATCTTGGTAAGCAGCTAGGCATCAACGGTTATGTTGATGTTGTTGATAACATTAAATCTACAATCGAAAAGAATTATCATGCCGATCATGATGACTCTGTTGAATCTGAAGTTGAGCTAGGTACCCAGATTGATGAGGCAGCACTTAAAGTTTTGCGTCAAAAGATGGAACAAGG